GTGATTTTGGTGGATATATCTTCCTTTAGTGAACCAGTTACATTATCAATTTTCTTAGAACTCCATGTGTCAACATCACTTACTTCATCATCCTTAATTTCAGGGATATTAATAACACTACTAATATCATCGGGGTTGATCCATAATCCCGTGCGTTCATTTGTTGGAGTAGTAGTAGAGATTTCTACATCATAGAGTTTTTGCATCTGACTATAAATTAAGTCAACCGCTTTCTTATTTGTATCAACGTCAGTAGCTTTATTTGTAACGTCCGTTTGTACTGCTTTATATTCCTCTGTAAGATCACCGTCAAGTAATTCAAATAATTTAAGCCAACGATTATCTGTGATTTCTACATTTTTTTCAATATCGGTCGTAGCAATATATCCACAACTAATTTTACCAACTTTATTTGTTACAATATCTAACTTGGTATAATTTAAAGTTTTATCCCATATACCCTTGGGAGTCATAAAAACCTTACCGAGATTTTTACTTGCACTCATTAATAGTCGTCCTCCTTTATATCATTTTGTAATAAATATCCATTCTGTATATAATAAGCAGGAGAGTAAGTCTCTAATGTTCCTGTCTCTAAATTAATCCAAATGTCATCTTCTTCTGGAATATCGTCATCATTTAGTTCCAAAATATCCATAATGTTTTCATCATTGTCTTGAAAACAATCAAATGACATTGTAATTTCTGCTGGTGAATCATCTGAGGAAAAATTAATTTCTAATTCACGTTTTGGACAACATTTATATGCTGTCAAACGCATGGCAGATTCTTCTCCATCCTCAGTTTTATTCATAGTAATCATTTGAATAAAATACATGGCAGAAATATTAGAATAACTAAAAGAAATACGTTTCACTCCGCTTGATTTATTTTGCAAATAACCTACTGCATACGTTTTATTTTCCTTAATTTCTGATGATATAAAATTCTTACCATCAACAGAACCTTTGATTTCTTCACCTGTAAAATCATTATATGGATAAACAAAAACACTCCCCGAAATAGGGGGGTGTTTCAATCTAAGCGCACCATCTGTAACAGCAGTAATATTTTCACATCTTGCAACAACTCCATCCGATAATATTTTTCCACCCGTCAAAAGAGAATATATCTGAAATGGATGAACTTGAAATGTAATATCAATATTTCCTTCAACAGGCGCATCAATTCTAAAATATCTTGCACCATTTCGTCTTACATAAATAGAATCAGATGTGAAATTATAAGTAGTTGTATTGCAAAAATCTACTTTTAATATAGGAGTTTTTGTGTAATAATCTCGAATGTCTAAATCGCAGCATTCACGATTTGCCATATTTCTATTCATGATTATTTACCTCGTGTTACTTTCCTGTTACATTTGATTTTTCATTTTCCTTAATAATATCCCTCAATGTTGGGAGTGCGTTATCAATCTGTTCATCAATCCATTTAACAAGTTCCTCTTGATTTACAACTTTTGCAAGAATGGGATATTCCTTATAAATTTCACTAATTACTTCACTACGTTTGATGCTTCCTGCCTTTTCCCATTCGGCATAATCTTTTTCAGCCTGAGTAATCAGTTTTAAGATATTTTCGGAAATCTGTTTCTTGGCAATTTCAATTTTCTTGTCTGTGGAAAGTTTTGAATATGATTCAAATTTTTTCCATAGAGCTAAAGCCAAACCAATAATAACTAAGATAGTAGTCCAATTATCATTGATTAAAGATAAGAAGTTTTTGATACCATTTAAAATATCCATACGAGCCTCCTTTAAAATATATAATTAATTGTGTATAAGCATAGACAAGAGTGTTTACAACACATTGTCTAACCAGTATATTTTGGAATATTTCCAGATTAATTTACACTTCTTTGCATTAACTTTCTTACAATGTTTTGTAGGACTTTGAAAATTTATTGCATTTTGTTTTGGATATAACGCAGTTACATATCCTCTATGTGTTTCTCCATTTTTAAATGTATACTCCACTAAATCTCTATGCTTAATCCCTAAAACATTATCTGTTTTTGCTTTGCTTTGTCTACGCATAGGTTTAATAGTCCATTCTTTTACATTACAGGCATCTGGTTGCAAACCAGTTATACAAATAGCATCATTAGCATGTGATTTCTCAATATTCCAATCAATACGTTTATTAGCTGTGTCTCCCCCAGTAGTTAATATTAATGTTCCTAATTCAGATAACTGTTCTCTTAACCATTTTTTGCCAATCATTACATGCTGTGCATAATCAAGATTCTTATTATCTGTAGAGCTTAATATAGAAAAATATCTATCCATATATAATTCTTCTTGTCCTTCTGTTCTTTGATGACATTTTTCACATAATGAAATTAAATTGTCTAAAGTATTTGAGCCATTTAATCTTCTGGGCTTGATATGATGAACTTCTAACCTGCAATTAGACTTTCCACATTCCATGCATTTACAACCATCTCTTAAAATAACCGCTTTGCGGATATTTTCGTCTAATCGATTTGATTGCTGATATTGCCACCGATATGATTTATAGCCATCAGTTAATGCTCTTATATCAATAGCTACATCTTCCAATGAATAATTTGCTATATTAATCCATTTGTTAAGTTGCTTTATAACTCTTATAGTAGCTTGACGTTTTTGGAAAATACTTGGCGCTATTCGACCTTTTCGTTTAGAAGATTTTCGATTATTAAATCTTGCTTGTCTATATCTTTTATGGAAGCGATGATAATTCCTATAACCTTTTCTTACTTCAATAAGATGCTTTACATCATTACGCTGCTCAATGGTTCCTTTAAAAATAACCTTATTTTTTGTTTTGCATTTCTGAACTAAAGCTAAACCTACATGAATCCCACCATCATCAATTCCACAACAGATTTCATCTTTGCAAATTTGTTCATCTGAAATTTCCTTTTTTAACTGGATTACCATTGGATATTTACTTACCAATGTCGCTCGCTTCTTACGGATAAGGAACCAAGCTTTCTGTTCTTTTGTTGGTGCTAATTGCTTTCCATTAGCATCTAACACAAAAGCATAATTTGTCATTTCTGACACCTTCCTTTCGGAGAATTTTTCTTCTTGCCAAGGTCAAGTAGAGGACATGTGTTTCCGTGTTATCAATGCAGGACATTAGCATTGTTTCTTAGTTTGCACTTACAGAGCTTCAGACTGAAGATTACATCTAAAGGTGTATCTTGACCTTACTACCTAACATAGTTCATATCTGCAACATACCTTTCGATAGTAGCAGTCACTCAGACTTGAGACCTATCATTAAGCCATAAATAAAAGACATAATGCGTCCACTTTTATCTATGTTTAAGTATATATCTCTATACTTTTGATTACTTAATGGTTAGCCCTTGTGTTATTTATTATCCAACAGCACCATCACTGTCAGTTTGCTCGTCAACGGTGGAAGAGTAGTCTTCATTTAATGGCATTTCAAATTGACCACGTTTATGCTCATTATCACTCATTTTGAAGTAACCTAATGCAGTAGGTATGAGAGTAGTAGCTACTCCAATAAGTGCATACATAAAACTTGTGTCCTCAGTTTTTAACGCCATATATTCAGAGAAAATTAAAATCTCCAAACAAATCACAATGATTGTCCAGAGAACTTTTTTACTCGTCCGTATTTTTTTGAATTTGAATCTACTCTTTTTCATCCGATGAAGTTTCCGTTTCATCGTAATATTTTTATTCCGTTCTTTTATTTTTGCTTCTTTTTGTTTATATTCTTGTTCTGTCATTCTGTCTTATCCTCATCTGTTTTCCCAAAAATCTTAACCAATTTTAAAATTTCGCTTCCTGATAAAGTATCATATTTTCCATTAGAATCCTCATAATCAAAAATAGATTCTGGAACTTGATAAATTTTCACATCAACTTCAAGGCTGATAAGTTCTGAGATTTCATTGTTGTAATCTTCGATATGATTCTCATCAACTGTAGGGATTCCTATTTTTGAAATGACGAGATTTCCGTCAGAATCTTTTAGTAAAAAATCTTTATATGATTCTATAATTTTGTTTAAAGATTTTTCATAAAATTGATTTTCTTTTTGAAAGCTATCAAGATTTCTCATGATCGCATAATTGATTTTCTGTGGAAGTTTTCTTTCAGAAATTTTATCTAAAAATGTTACGATTTGTACAACGTCAATATTTCTATATTTCATATTTTCTTCTCCTTGATTTTGGGTATAATAAAACAGACTACAGAAATTAATCCATAGTCTGTTGCAATGATTTATGTATTCATATCTTATTCAGTAGTATCTACTAAGCTGTATACATAAGTTTCAAATTCTGTGAAATCTTTCAGAACCGATTCTTTATTAACTTTGAATGCTTCACCATCCTGAATGGATTTGGTAATAGAAACGTCACCATTTTTACTTACGGAAGCGTTTGCATAAGCTACGTTCTTCTGATTTTCTGCTTCTCCAACATAAATATTTGCATTTACGTTAGTTGTTGTGTTAATTTTAATCATATCAATTCCTCCAATTTTTGTTTTATGATTGCGATTTCCCCTTGTAATGAGAAAATAGTGTTTTTGAGTTTTTGATTTTCTTGTGTGAGAGAGTCAATACGGTGATGGGCTTTCTGTGTCATATGAGTGTTGAGAGAAATGAATTCAAGATAATTCATTGAATATTCATCAGTACGTCCAACAAAATTAGGCTTATCTAAAATAGATTTTGTAACTATACTATAATTTTCTGATTCAAAATTATTTTCCTTTAGATGTCTTTCTGTTTCCCTTGCTCCAAATCCAAAATGTATTTTAGGTATTTCATCATCGTTTGGACGTTGTTTGAATTTATACTGAATTGGATTTAATGACATATAGAATTTATCAATAGATGGGAAATTAGTAATGCTTTTGATATTTTCTTTTATATACTCATCAGAACCAGTATTTATACCATTAGACGCATAAACATATTTCCATCTATGTCCACTACTACCACATGAATATGAGCCATCACCATCTGGATACATTGTTGATGAACCAACTGTAACATCAAATGATCCTGTTAAATGATCATGTGTATGATTTAATGGAGCATAATTCCCACCACCAGAACTTGTTGGTAAAGTAACTGAGCTTAATTGAGAACCGTTATAATTTTTTAAATATAATGTACTTCCTGAAATACTCAATGTATCGCCAAATGCACCTTTAACCCAACTTGTAGTAGCATATCCAGAAAGAGATTGATGTTGAGTTAAATATCCTTTACCAGTCACCCAATCTTGTGTTGCAAGGTTATAATTCGTAAATCCAGAACTACGTGTAACGCCATCAATTTTAAGACTAATTGAACCACCACCTGTAGAAATCTTATTTCCATATTCATCATAGTAATTCTTAGCATATACAGCATTCCAAGGGGCAGATGTACTTCCTAAATTACAAGTACCACCAGCACTTACCATATAATTATCAATATTGGTATATGATGTAACGTTATAAGGAGTAAATGCAGGAACGCTATCATTACTAATGGCAACACACATATTTTTATCACTATTAATAAGAACTGTATGGCAATGACCAAACCCTTTATATCCCAATGTAGTACTCCAATTAATATCAGAACTTGAATGGGAATGTGATATTTTTGCATATATAGAATCATGATTATGGCTTGATGCAGCTGCACCAATTGTGTAACAAGTAATTGGTAAAGTGTCACTCCAAGTACTATCACTATATACAACGTATTCATTGCCACCACCCATACCTTGTCCGCTACCAGAAGAACCTATACGAATTTTGTTCTTTTTAAGTCCAGTAGGTGTGGAGCCTGTTTTTATTAAAGTTTCTATATCTGTACCATCTAAATATAATTTCTTAAAATATCCATTATCAAATGATCTTCCAGATGTTCCAATATCAAGAGTTTTACACCTATCACCTTTCCAAAGCCATGCACTCGTACCATCGTAGCTTACAACAGACATCATTTCATATCCATAAAATGATTCAAAGTTTACTGATTGTGTATCAAATGAAATACGACTTGAGCTATTAAGCAATCCTAATGTTAATTGATAATTAGAAGTATCACCTTTTCTATCGTATGCAAGAATTGGAATGCGAGAAGAATATTGGCTACTATCTGTGCAAATATTTAAAGTTGTTCCAATAGTGGCATCTTGTGCATATAAACTACCATTATTCCTTACAAAAAATGGTACTAAAGAATTCGTCCAATTATTAGAATAATTGCTCTTTCTTACATAAAAAGTTGCGTTAGTTGGTGAAGTCCCATCTGAACTAATTCCCGCTTGATAATAATACGTTCCGTCTGTTGTAATACGATATAATGTATTTGTGTAGTAATGACTCGCATCTGCTTTAGTAGATATATTAAACCCACCAAGCTTACCAGATGATGCTACAATTTCACCATAAATAATAGCATTACTTGCTTGGAGCAAACCATTTAATGAAACTTTAAATCCAGTTGCCCCTTCACTTGGTTCAGAGCCAACAGTGCCATCTTTTTTTATATAATAAGTTACATCAGGAATATCAGGTTTATTCGCAATATCTGTATTATAATCAATTTTACATCCACTCAAAGTAAGAGAAGTAGCGGTAATTGCACCTGTAAATGAACCAGAAGTAGCAGTAATATTACCAGTAATAATTGCGTCATTTGCAGTTAATTTACCACCAGAAGTAACAGAAAAATTTCCATTTGAACTTTTAATAGAATTAGATGCTAATGTTAGTCCACCAATTTTACCACTCTGAATATCTACATTAGTAAAAGTACCAGAATTAGCATTGACTGTTCCTGTAAATGAACCAGAAGTAGCAGTAATTGCACCAGTAATTTCCGCACCTGTAGCTTTTAGCTTACCGTCTGGTGTAATCTCAGCAGAATATTGGCTTCCATTCTGAGTAATCATTAAATGTCCACCCTTGATATTTGGTGAAATTACCCACTCACTGTTAATTTGAGTATAGCCTACATTATTCTTAAATTCATTTAACGCTGAATTGTCTGTATAGCTATTTTTCTTTTGCCAATCATCTTTAGAATATGTTTCTTTATCTGTTTTTGAAGTCATACAGGTAAGAATATCGCTACCATCAACCCATAAATCACCTTTATTATAAGGAACTGTAGGAGTATCAGTAAATATATGCGCTTTGCCATTAATTTCATTCCAAACTGATTCTGGAACATCGCCCGTAAAATTATCCCACGAAGAACCATTCCACATTTTCACGACATTATTTGTAGTGTCATACCACAAATCGTTTTCATGTGATTTCTTTTCTTCATCAGTCCAATTTACAGATGGATCTGTGGATTGTCTGAATGTTTCAATCTTACCATCAATCTGTTCTTTGACAGTAGTCATAAACTCATTTAGAGTATCTTTCACAACAACATTTTCTGTTCCTGTGATACTATCCCATGCGATAGAAGCGTTTCCTGCTAATCTGATATTTCCATTATCATCAATGTATAACTGTCTTTCATAAGTTATATTACCTTCATCATCTGTAATTTCCTTACGAATTGTAAATACATTTTTGTTCATAGTATTGGTAGTTACAATGATTCCATCTTTAGCCATTTCAATAGATTTCTCCTCATTGTAAATACCTACTTCACTTGTAAGGATTAAATTACTCACAAGAGTATCAGCAATAACACCATAAGACTCCTTATATGTTTTATCTTGTGGATCGTAATAAATAAAATTACCAATACCAGCTCTTGCAGTTTTCCAATTATCGTCAGTGATATAAATTCCATGATTAATAATTTTTAACTGTGAATCTGTATAATCAGAAATAATATCATCATATTCACGACATAATAATCCATGCTCATCCCATGTAATATCCTGATTATCTGCATTACTAACGATTTTTGTATTTGTCATACTTAAACCTTTAGCAATCATTTCGTTCATTTTATTCTTAAAATCAGTATTGATAGTAGATTGTCTAACTACACCATTATAAGATGTAGCCATCTTTGAAGCTGCTTCTTCCAGTCGTTCATAATATGACATTCCATCTGGAAGTTTTATGATATCAGAAAATGTAACACTAATATTTTGAGTATCAGAGAAATCAATTTCATATTCGATAATTCTTAATTGATATACCTTATCGTCAATTCCAACACAAATCCAGTTACCATTTTTAAAGTTATTTGTCACAGGTTCAAATTCTTTCATTCGTAAGAAATTCTTAATTGTTCCCGTGATAGAATGTTGGAGAGTAGCAGACTTAAATAATTCTTTTGTAGCAACTGTAATAAACTCAATTGCATTTTTCATTAAATCTGTATTATTAAGTCCATCAGAAATGTAGTTATCATTAGAGTACTTGTCCATACGGATAAATGAACTAAATTCTTTGTATAAATCAATTCCAATGTAATTCTTAAAATTTAACGCATCTTGTACTTCTGTGATAATTCTTTCAATTTCAATCTGAATACCATCTTGTACAAGTTGATTCTGATTATTATATTTTCCTTCAACAATATACAATTCCTCTTCACGTACTTTAATCTCATCTTGAATTGCATTCATCTTATTATAATAAGGAATATATACATTCTCATACAGGACTTTTGTATTGATTCCATATATGCTTGATGTGCTGTTTGAAGAAATTCCTTGCTGTACCATCATATCAATACATGACTGGCAACACTTTTGGAATATTTGTAATGTATTTAAACAATACTTTTTCAACTGTGATTTAAACACAGTCATATCTTGTTTAAATAATCCTACGATATCATAGTAATTTTCATCTGAACGAGCAAGAATAGAATCTATGCGTTGTTTTACATATGACTCATAGTTTTCATTAATGCTGATTGATACAAACTGGGATATGAATTTATCATCTTTATCAGCATAATTCTCTAAGTTAAACTTACCCTTCCATACATTATTAGACAATGTAGTATTTGTAACTGTAACTTTGAAAACGCCTTTGACGATAGATTGTGCCAACATAACCATAATATTATCAGCAGTAGACACAGATAGATTTTTAAGAGAAGTAGTAGAAGCGGAAGATGGGAGATTAGCCATCAGGTATTCGCCTTGTGATTTTGCGTTATTGTCTGGCTTATCGACTGGTGGCATTAGCTTATTTCTTAAAAGTTGTACCATATCAATCGTATCAAAATAAATACGCATCAACTTTGGGTATCCAACAATGGGATTCTTAATCTCTGTATCTTTTAAATTTTCTTCATAAGTCTTATATTTATTTACAAGTGCATTATAATTTGTCACGAAAGAATCATTTATAGTAAAATTATAATCAGACTGATATTTTTCATATAAAGTATCGTAAGACTTTAATTTTACTTGTAATTCTGGTGACATTTCTTCTCTTGTTTCGTCTGGAAAATAGTAGATATAATCTGTTCCGTTAGGATTGCATGATCGAATAGCAGCGGTCATTAAATCATCACCTGCTTCAAGTTTCATACAGTTTTTTACAGAATCAGGATCAACAGAATATGTAATTTTATCAGCAAGATTATCTTTTGAGATAAATACGTTTGTGTATTCTCCATATCCCAATATAATATTTGTGCTTCCGCATTTAGGACATTTGTGTACGAATGTATCTCTATTTCCACAATCTACACAATTTGCTTCCAAATCATATACAGAAATTGTTCTTTCTGGTTTTCCATTCTCATCAGAACCACAGCCAAATATAAATAAACAATCAAGTTCTTCTGCTATTTCTTGCAACGCATCATAAATTGATGTATCATCAAATGTAAAAGTTCTTTGCAAATTCATCAAACTTTTATCAATATGTTTAACTTTATAGTGCGGTGCTTTATCTGTAAGTAATCTATCCATTAATGAAGCTTCTGGATGATCTGGATTATAAAATGTTGTTGGTATTTTATAATCATCTCTGGCAATATCTGTTTCAGTATTAATCTCAATTCCATATAACATAATTTGAGATAATTCGGCTTCTCCTAGAGATGTTCCAGAAACATTCTTAACATTTTCATCTTCCTCATTTACTTCTACATGAATTTCATACCACATATCCCATTCTGGAATCCAAACTAATTTAAAATCTTTGATATCATTCCAAAATTTTATAACATTGCTATCCATTTGCTTATATGCAGTAAATGTAAATTCAGAAGCTTCCTTCATGGAATGCTTTGCAGTAATATCTATAATATTTGTAATATTACCAAGTTTATCACCATTTTTCTTAGCGAGAACAAAACTAATATCCTCTACGTTGCCAGAGGTGTCCATTCTTAATTTATGTACGTTCATTTTAAAGTCCCACTCCTTTCGCAACAGGATAGTATTTAATTGTAATTTCACATGGGATGTTCACAGAAATGATATTTTGATTATTTTCATAAGAGTTTGCAATTCTAAAGAATACAAAATTAAAATCATTGTATAATTTATGAGATGAGAGAGAAGTAGATATGTTTAAATTCTCATCAACAGAAATAACCTCACTTATAGAACAATTCTTAATGGTTGTTGTACGATTTTCAATTGAATTTGTAATTATTAAATTTCCACTCGAAAGGCATTTAATTTGTATAGCAGGATAAATATATCCTATATCATCTGACTCATCTATGATTGAGAATTGTTCATTCGCCTTAAATGTATGTGTGATTGTTTTACAATCCTGTGTTGCAAATGGTTTTCCCATCGTAAAGGTTAATTCAAATCCAATCACTTTTCCACAAAACTCAATTGTTTCAATATTGAAACTTCCTTTAAATAACATAGTTTGATTTTCAGATGTAATTATTTTTAAAATGTGAAACCCATCGCTCCTATTAAGCCATCTATACACAAATCGTTGTTCATCAGTAGTGAAATATTTGTTTCCTCGATTTATTTGCATATAAGGATCTTTACAAATTTGAAAAGTAAATTCACCTGCTTCATCATATCCAGAATTAACCAAGACAAATTCTTTTCCATTTCTCATAGATGTTACGTCAAAATTTATCTTAGAACCATAATCCACTGTTTCATTATCAGCAGAATCAAATGAACAAACTATAATTCCTTTGCTTGAAGCTAAAGTTCCATCATACTCAAAATCTAATGCTTTCATACTTCACCACCTTTACCATTTATTTTCTATTTATCTTACAAGCCATCTGGCAAGTTTATATTTCCATGTGTCGCCTTTATTAATTGCAAGTGTGATTTCTTTCATCAGTTTTACGTCTTGAATAAGTAATTCATACTGTGTTTTAACTTTTACAGTATCAATAAAAAGTTCATTCCACTGATGTTTCAAATCATTAAGATATTTTTTATCCATATCAGATATTTGAGCAGATTCATTCTGTTCTATATCTTTTACTTTTTCTTGCAATTTTTGAATCTTATTTTGTTGTTGTTTTGCAACATCTTGTTTTATACTTTTATTAAGTAAATCTTGTACAGTCTTATCTGACATTTAATTACCTCTTTCCATAAAAAAGGAACTACTCCGATGAAAGAGTAGTTCCCTAAAATTAATTTCTATACTTATATTTTGCTAAAGAGCTTCCACCTCTGATTCGATCAATGGTCATTGCTTTAATGGCTCTTTCAGCATCTTTATTGTTGACAAGTTCCCTAACGAATGCTTTGGAATCAATCACATTTGGAAGTGTACACTGAATTATAACACCACCAACATCAACACTACTTGAATTATCAACATTCTTCACACCAAACTTCTCACCATCACTATAATCACTCAAGAATGAACCAGGATTACCCACGAAGTCCCATAAGTTCTTAGTCATATCCGCATTCAGCACTGACACATCTCTAGTTAATGGAGTCAGAATACTACCATCATTTCTGACAATAGCTTCTTCACCCTGTTCCTGTGTCCAAGCTAACTGGTCATTTGGAACTCTCATGATACCAGAAGCATAGCCTTTCAACTGATTGAGTTTTACCCAACCAAGTTCAGTGCCATCCGTAGCATCAATAGCATATGGATATTTAGAACCTTTATTGATACGTGTAATCTTAACTTTTTTGCCAAGATACATATTACCAGATGCACCAGAGCCATCAGATGCTTCGTAATATCTGCCAGAAGAGAAAGTAACTTTATCGCCTACTTCGGCTTTTCCGTTACCTGTCTTCTTATTGTCATTCTTATTTGGCTTTTTCTTTGGTTCATCAGGATCAACCAGCACCGCATCTCTAATGGATTCATCATCACTAACTTTTGGTGGATCTGGTGTTGGATTTCCTTCTGCAACATTATCTTTATCTGGTTTTTGCTCTACTTCTTCAAGAACTCCTTCTGTTTTAGTAGGTTGCTGTAACATCTGATCTGCTTTAGCAATCCATTTTTCAGCCATAGCATTAATAGCATCAATCATATCTTTCTGGCGATTATAGACATTTTCAATAGCAGAATTAACACCTGTTAATTTGCTAGAGAAATCATCACCGTACTGAGAGATAACACCACTCTGACTTGTCCAGATGGTCTGCATCTCACCAGATAATGTATATCCAACATTCTTAGATTCTGTCTGTAATGTCTGAGAAATATTAGATGAGTTACTATTGATACTTGCGATAGCATCGGAAATCAGTGCATCGACATTATCCATTCTGTCATCAAGAGCTTTCTTGTAGTCCTGCTTGAGTTCATCAAGAAGTTTCTTCTGGTCAGAAATGTATTTGTCATACTGTGTTTCTTCCATATCATCCTGTGCAGATTTCAAATCCTCTTTGAGTTTCTGCAACTTCGCTTTATTCTCTTCGGAATTATCACCTTGCAGAGAAGATAACTGTTTCTGTAGAGAAGCAATCTTTTCAGATTGTTCACCAATCTTTTTTCTGTACTCATATAAATCTTTTTCACTGTCAAGGCAATCAAGATACTTGTCAATCAAATCATCCAGAGCATCCAACTGTTTATCAATGCCGTCCTGAATCAAATCTTTAATAGAATCTTTTTCATTCTCAGCAGATAAGATAGCTTGTTGCTGTGCGTCAATCAGTTCATTCTTACGGTCAATAAGTTTCTGATTATTAGGATCGTTTGCAAGCTCCTCGCTGATTTTCAACATTTCTTCCTTATATTTATCTGCTTGCGCCATATAAGTATTATAGTTGACACCATGCAATCCCATAGTAGCAAGACCTTGTTCCGTCATCTTACCATCTTTGTCATACATATCCTTATGACTCATAAGGTCAATAAGAAAATCTGACTCACTGGTAATACGACCGATAGCATCTTGTAACTGGTCAAACTGTTCCCATTTAAGGTCACGGATTGCCGCTTGAAACTCAACCACTTTATTTTGTGCTTCTTTAAGACTGATCGCAACCTGATCAATCTCATTCTGCATCTCATAGTATTCTTCCGTACCTTCTTTAATGGTACCATCCTGCACCGCCTGTGCAAAATTGCGCTTCATTGCGATATATTTCTGAGACAGATTGTCAACAATTTTCTGTTGTTGTCCAATCTCTGCTTCGTAGAATTTTGTGCTCAAATTGTAACCCTGTGTCTGCATCCTATCCATGTATGCTTCATACATAGAGTTCCTGTTTTCCCATTGAGAAGTAAAGGAATCATAATAGTTTGCAATATTCTCAAGTTTCTTCTTTGCATTTTCTACGATGGACTGTGCGTATTCTGCCTGAGATTGTGCCGCTTCGCTTGTTGCTTTATCCAAAGCTTCCTGTTCAATCCGAAGTTTCTTGCTTAAATCCGTAGATTTCTTGACTTTTTCATTATAGTCTTGAATCCATTTCAGTACTTTAGGATCAGTGATACCTTTTGTACTTACTGTTTTACCTGCCTTTAATGCCTTTTGTTGAGTTTTATTCAACTTAGACATGACAGTTTTATTGTTCAGAAGTTTGTTTTGGGATTTTGCTTTATCAGCATCAGCAGTATCAGACTTGTTCTTTGCTTTCATGTAGCTATTACGAGTCTCTTTTAAAGCTTTCTGACGCTGTTTATTCTGTTCCTTGAGATTCTTAGTTTCCTGTGTAAGAAGCATATTCTGGTATACATATGATTTCTTACCTTTTGTTGTTGCAAGAATCTGTTGTTCCTTAGTAGAACCTGCATATAACTTATCTTTGTTTTTCTGAGCCTTAGTCAGATCATCAAGGGCTTTTTCGTCTGCTTTCTTAGCATTGTCATATACTTTCTGTGCAGAAGCTTTCTCTTTTGCATCAGCGTTATATGCCTGTGCCGTAGACTTCAATATATTTGACATTCCAGAAGTCTTAACAGTTTTACCTGCTTTAACCTTGGAAGCAATAGTATTGCCTTGTTTTAAAGAACTGTTATATGATTTCGCATATTTTAGTGCAGAACCTTTCAGTCCCTTTGTATTAACTGCTTTACCTTCACGAATTGCCTGTGCAATTGCATTGTAAGTAGCCTTATTTGTACTAGACTTTGCGGCACTTTTCAGTTTCTTACCAATGGATTTTGTCTGTTTCTCACTTGCCTTGATAAGTGTATTTCCTGTAGACTCTGCATCAGCCGTAGCAGATTTTAAAGTCTTACTTGCTTTTGCACGAGTTTTCTTAGTTGCGTTTCTGGCAGTTTCAGCCTTATCAACTCTATTCTGTGCGTTACCAAGACCAGGATTATTAACCTTAATCTGATTCTGCATTGCTGCGATTGCAGAACCACCAAGAGAAATCGTATCAGAAACGGAACTTAAAGACTCCATCTTAGTCTTTAATCTGTCAATCTTTTTCTCTGCCTTTTCTGTAGGCATATTTACGATTGTTTCATATAATTCCAGAAGTTTGTTATTTAACTCCTGAACTGTGTCTTTACACTCTTGCGCTGAGTTATAATAGGTCTGAAAGCTCTTAACATCTTTTGCTAATTGCTTACCAGAATCAGAAGATGTATCAATTTCCTCAATTGAGAATGTACCATTGATTACTTTATTCTTATAATCATCACTAATATCAATAGAATTAGCTTTGTTCATATAAGCAGTATATCCCTGTTCATTCGCTTTGAGTTGTTTTTCTACTGCTTTGACCTGTCTTTTAAGAAGTACAGTTTTGAAAGTAGAAGATATATAGTCAGTAATCTGGTTAGAAATACGTTCTACTGCTTTAGAGAATTTATCAAGCTTTGTCTTTACCCAGTCAAATGCTTCGGTAGAATCTTTTGTTGCAGATGTATTTTCCTCTGTTGCATCTGTATCTTTTTGAACAGCACTGGTATGTTGCTCAGTTGCAGGAGTATCTGATGAACCAGATGAAACCGATGTTTTATTGGATAATCCACCGCCAAATCCACCCCATCCAGAGCCACCACCAAAAGCATGAGCAAGAGAAATATCACTAAGACTTCCTTGTGCGTATGCCCTAGCGTGACCAGGTGTTGCACCATTCCTGAGTAAATCTTCTGTTTGAGAAGCGGAGAAAATGATGTCACCCTTTTTAAGATTTGTAAGATGTGCTCCACCAGGAATTAAACTCCATTGTCCATCACGTACAATAGATTCTGTTCCTACCTCATTTACCAAAGCCTTTTCATCTTTCGGTAATGAAACACGACCACCTGCATAAGCCGATAAATCAGTAAGACTACCTTGCGCATATGCTCTGGATTGACCAAATGTACCAGCGGCTTTGCCTGGTTTAGCAACACTACCTAGTGTATAGTTGATTACACCAGTAGCAACCATTCCATTTGGTTTAGCAACATTACCTAAATCATAGTTGATGATACCTGTTGAGACAGTTCCATCTGCCTTTTCAACATCACCTTTTTTATAATTTATAATACCTTGAGAAGTAGTACCATCAGCTTTTTCAACACTACCTTTTTTATAGTTAATAGTTCCTTGAGAAGTTGCGTTTGGCTTATTCGTTACCTTTGCACTTACACCAACTTCTTTCTGTGATGGTTGTACGTCAACTTTTACTGGCTTTGCAGTAACTTCAACTTCTTTTGGATCAGGTGTAACCTTTACAGTAGTATCTTTTGCTTTAACTTCTACTTCACTATCACTATCTGGTTTAATATGAGCATTGAGGGTAATATCCTTACCACCTGCATTAAGACTATCAACTTTACTTTGAATATTATCTAAGTCTTGCTGATTATTAACCGTAACGTCAACAGTAGTAGGAGTATTATCTGGAATCTGCTCAAGACCACTTTCGAGAGATTCTACTTCACTTTCACCACTAACAGTGGCAGTAATAGTAGTAGTCATACCTTGCTGAATAGAAGAGCATTGGTCAACAAAAGATACAACACTATCTTCGCCAGAAACATCTGCATTAATAGAAACTGTACTGTCACCTAAATTATCATAGGTTTGTTTTGTTTCTTCTGCATCTGTCTTAGCTTGTTTAACCTCAGAATCATCTACTTCTGGTTTGATAATTCCCATAGACTCAAGAACTTGTCCAAGCAATCCTGCTTCTTCATTCGTAAGACCAAGAGATTGACAGATGTTATCTAACGCTTGTTCCGCAGGTTTTAATTCATCACTGTCATAAGCACCATCCAATAAGTCGATACCTTTGATTTGTTCTGAATTATATTGTTGTAATGTTTTGATAGAATCTGATAATGTTTGGTTATTATCTTTATTTGCCTGTTGTACTTTATCGACTGCGCTTGCGTAAGCATCAGCAGAAACGGCATCTTTACCAAAATCAGGTGTAACAGGATTTTCAATAGTTGCATTTTGTAATGCGTCAGAATATGCTTTTGCAGCTTGCTCTGCTTGTTGTTGAAGGGTAGAAGAATCAAGACCATAATTCTGACCTAGCTGGTCAATCTGTGACTGCATATAATCAGCAACCGCTTGAGTATTATCGCCGTATTCGTTACTTTTTAAAATACGTTCACGTTCATCAGCAAGGGTTTTTATCTGATTTTTAGCAGTTTCAAGTTCACGATTATAATTCTCTGCTGTATGTGAAGCGACTTCTTTCAGATTCGTTCCAAGTTCATCAATATCTTGCTTATATCCAGAAACTTCCTTCTCTGCTTGCTCAATAGCGGTAGTATTAGTAGGATCGTTTTTCTTTAAATCTTCAAGTCTAGCTTCTGACTCTGCAAGATTGGAATAAGCATCTGATAATTTTAGAACACCATCTTCTGCATCAGAAATGACATTGTTATGGAATCCATAATCTTCAAGTCTACCAAACATATTGGACATGAACTCTTTACCCATACCCATTTGTTTAGCGGCTTCTGCCATATCTTTTACGTTATATGACCATTGCTGAGATTCTTCATTGAAATCCGCAAGACCTTTAGAAGATAAGTCATTTAAGAATGCTTTTACGCCAGATTCATCTTCGGTAAGATAACGTGCAGCTTTAGCATAGTTTTCAGCAAAGTTTACATCATCTGTTGCACCAGACGGAGATATAAGTTTTGCAAATGATTTAAAATCATCTGTTCCAACAAGTCCTTTATCCCAAGCATCTTTAACAGCTTGTAAACCAGAAACCATGTTATTATATTTATCACCTGCATTGGCAGTAGATTGTGCTTGTTGCCACTGGTTGTAATCAGAGAATAATTCTTGTTGCTGTTTGTAAAGAGCGTGATACTGTGATTGTGCTTGTTGTAATGCCGATAAATCCGCAAACATAGACTTTAATTTGTCTTGTTCTGTCTTATATGCATCTGTGCCTTTAGTTTGAGCTTGCACAACATCGTTTTGCTCTGCAATAGCTTTAGTCTGTTCTTCTATAGAACGTGTAAAATCATTTGCTTTAATATCATGCTGAACTGCTAAAAGACTTGATAATGCTTTAGTGTTTAATTTTACACCATTTGCTGTATTTTTGAACAATGCGGCACTATCAAAATTATCAATGTCAGAGAACATACCGCCCATAGAGGTAATTGTATCAGCAGTTAATCCCGTAGCAGATGAAGCTTCACTTGTTGCAGTTTGTAACGTTGATAAGCTTGCAGTGGTATCGGTTACTACTTTTTGCATATTTTCAAGAGTGAGACGAGATGTGTCTTGGACATTCTGAATTTGATCAACCATTTCTTCAAATGATTGTCCATCGTATTGTGTATCAGACAGCATAGTGCCAAGAGTTTCTAAATCCTCAATACTTAAATCTCTTGATTTAATACCTGTTGTATCATCCCATCTTTCGGCAACTTTTGTTTGAATACCTCTTAGTTCTTCCCATTGGTCTTTGATTCCAGAAGCTTCCCGCATTTGTTCACGTGAAAAACTTTTACTTTTTTCACTAGCTTTATTAAGAGCAGCATCTGCTTCTTTCTGCCATGAATCAAATGATTGTTTAGAACTATCATCATTTATTGTAAATACATCATTTAATGCATCTTGAATGTCTTTATTTTGCAGTTCTTTGACAGCGGATTGACTCCAAGATTTTAATTTACTAATTGCTTTATCACCAGTAAACCCATTTTTCTCTAAATCTTCATATGAAAAAGAATTTATTAATGATGTAAGTTCACTGTCTATACTTGGAACATCATCTAATAAATTTTGATAAGCTCGTTGTTCTTGAAAGAATGCAGGGATATAACTTTTTAATTCATCAGCAGAGTTTTCACGTTGATTTCTTAAAGATTCTTGTGATCCAATAATAGTATTAAGGAAATCATTAGTGTCGCTATTAGCTTTAAGTTTCCCTTGTGAGTCGTTTAATTCATTTATTAATTTACCGAAGTCTTTTACGCTAACTCCTGCATTATCAAGTGCGTCTACGAAGTTGCCATCATCTAACCATTGGTTTAAATCTAAAAATTTGTTACCACCTTTGTTTTTAAAAGCATTTTCATATGCAGATTGGAATTTTTCCAATGATTGTAACTGTTGGTCTGTACCTGCTTCCTCCCAAAACCAATTTTTATCTTGGTTAACTTCCGCATTTAATTTGTCGATTACATCTTTAGCATTTTTAACACTTTCAGTATATTGATTGACTTTTTGTGTTTTAAGAGTAGCTTTTAATGTATCAACATCTGTTGCAGCTTTAATAATCGGTTTTCCTAGTGAATCATATCCTGATACCAATTCTGGAAATTGTGTTGCAATCTGAGATGCCAATTCTTGATATTCAGCATATTCTTCATTTGTTAATCCAAGGTTTGTTCCTAAAGAACTCACGCCTTTTGAAAGAGTAGTATATTTTTCGCCATTTGTTTCAATCCAGGAAGAAGATTGTGCCATCTGCTCATTTATATCTTTATAATTCTGGATTACTTCATCGCCAGATTCAATTGCACGTTCTTGTTTATTAGATACATAATCAGCTATTGTGGCAACACCTTGAATTGCAGCAGAAACTAATAAATTTGTACCAACTGTTGCGCCAATTGATAATAGAGTCGATCCAACAGAAGATATTCCAGATTTAAAATCTTGGAATAAAGTGGTATTTTTTACAGTCGACTCACCCATTTCTCTCTGAGAAGCATTGTACCTGTCTATTGATTTTGTCGCAGCATTAACTGTTGGAGGTAAACTGTTAATGTATTGAACCTGTTTTTCTATTCCTTTTCCGTAAGCATCTCTAATATCTCGACTTGCGTTTACTTTATCAAACACTTCGTTTGCTGTAAGATTACGATTTCCTGATAAATCTTGTTCATCAATATAAGCCAAAGCATTCCGCATTGTCCTATTTGTATTATAACTTGTTAATTTTCCTGCAACATTATTGAATATCTACGATCGATAATATATTTGGGAAATATATTAATAGAAAAATTAAATAATATGTGATATAATACATTGAAAAGGAGAATTGATTATGAATAAAGAACAAACAATTATGATTTGTCCACAATGCGGTGAAATAGATGGTTCATGTAAAGACAATTATGATTGTCCACATGCAAAATGCATTCGTTGCGGATGTGATATGATTCCAACTGAATATAAAGTCAGTATTATTTATAAACTGCTTGAAGGACGACCATCAGATTATGATAAATTTAAAGAAGAATTACGTGAAAAATATACTTTAAATAATGATTTGTTTAATGCAGAAAAATATCAATCTGTATTAAAATATGAACAAGAACGCAGAGATAAACATATAGTTGCAACTGATGAAGATTATGAAAAAGAAAAACTCAAACAGAATCAAGAAAATATAAGAAAGCAAAATATTCCTAAATGTCCTACATGTGGTTCTACTAATATCAAAAAAATTTCAACAAGCAAGAAAATAAGCGGAGGATTGATGTTTGGTTTATTTAGTAGAAATGTAAGAAATACTTTTGAATGCTTGAATTGTAAATATAAATGGTAATATAAAAGGAGATAAGTACAATATGTTTTTGGGATGTCTACTTTTATTATTTCTTACAACTGGATTAGGAATGATAGCAGAAGGATCATTTGATTTTATATATGTTGTAATAATAGGTATGCTAGCAATTGCATATCCAATATTGTGCTATATAATGTTATTTTTATATAATCCACAAGATCAATTGATGGATATTATATTTCCTATTATGGTAACAATTGCTGAACTTATCGGAATAATATTTTTATCATCTAAATTTATTATTACACATGATGCAAAAAGAGTTAGGAAGATAATCGGCTATATTATTAATATTACTTCAATGTGTTGCATCTTAGCAATAATTATTCGATCATTGATGGTTATATTCTGAAATCCATATTGATGTGCCAAATGTGGTTATAGATGGGAACCAAGAAAATAATCATAGGGGATGAAATTATGGCATTGATTAAATGTCCTGAATGTGGAAGAGAAATAAGCGATAAATCAAAACAATGCATTCATTGTGGTTATCCGATTGAACAAATAAATAAAAATATAACATATGCAATCTATTTAAAAAATATCATAGGAAATAAAAATGACAAAGCTCGCAATTTAATGTTATGTAAAATTATGCTAGAGGATCATTATGGCGTATCAAAACTAGATACTAGACATATAGTAGTGGAATTTAATAAAGGTGTTTCTCCTATAAAAATTTTAGATGGTGTAGATTTCAAAAATATTGAATATATCAAAAAAGATTTTGAACGTATTGGATGTATCATTGAGGAAAAAGAATCTGGATATATTAATGAGATTTCCAACTATAGAGTAGAACAACAAAAAGAGAAAGATTCGCTTGATTTATTACCTAAATGTCCGACGTGTGGAAGTTCTTATGTAGAAAAGATAAGTTCTTCGTCAAAAATTACAGGTGGGTTATTTTTCGGGTTGTTTAGCAGCAATGTTAAAAACTCATATCATTGTAAAAATTGTGGATACAAATGGTAATGAATATAAATAGAGGGCTAGTATATACTAACCCTCTTAATTCTATATAACAAACATAGATTTACCATAACAATAAAAAAGAGTAGTGTCATCACACTACTCAAAAAAACTCATTGTTTTTTGTTACAATATGCTCAACCCGACTGTTATAAAATCTCATCATCATTCAGATGACCTCTTTATAATCACATCTCAATACACATATTGCCTTGACCCGAGATACCACGAAATAATAAACCAGTACAACGCCTGGATTATTAAATACTTTAATCTCTAAAAATGAATATTAGAAATAGAAATCGTTGCTCTTGACTCTCAATTATTACTAATCGCATTTCAAGTCGCTACATCATCCTTTATGATTATAATTATACTACAATAGATATGATTTGTCAATGATTGTTATTAAGTTTTTGATTTAATGTATTATTTTTATTTTTTAATTCTATAATTTCTTTCTTTTGTTTTTCTATCGTATAATTTAATCTCTCTATCAACTTTTCATTTTTTTTAATATATGGATATGAAATGCTAAATGCATGATATTGTATTTCTTCTACGACTTCTTTAGATATCTTTTTACCTTCTTTATCTATTCTTGCAGGGGATATATACTTCATATCATTCATCATTAGAATACAATTTTTTTCAAATCCTTCTTCTTCTAACCCTTGTCTATATTTTTTATTACCAGTTATATTATTTTTTGGATGAAAGCTCTCATCAAAAACATCTGTGCCTGTTCTCATAGGGATAATAAGATATTTTTCTTCAATCTTTCCTATGCATAAACCATAATGAAAATAAGATAACTCACTTCCATAATTATTTCCAAAGTTAATATAATAAGTTGTTCCAATTTTAGGAACAATTTTATTCCCATTATCATCTTCTTGAAATGATTCATGTCTATGTCTCATCCAATGAGTATCACAAAAAATTATAGAAGCAGCATCATAAGCACTCTGATTTCCTAATCCTTGAATATAATTGTGCATATATTGAACACCTGCAAGCATAATACTTCCAACTTTTTTTGCTTTTTTAGCTTTATTTGATGTTGAATTTTGAGTATATACTTTTATTAATTTTACATCTCCCCAAAACATTGTATCATGTATCAATTTTAAATTCATAACAAACCATCCCATAACAATATTTGGTATTTTGTACCATTTATACTATTATACGACAGAGTACGACAATCCACAATTCAGAACATATATTCTAAATCTGCAATTATGCCAATAATCTAGTTGATTATGCAATTTAAAAATGCTTCATCATTCATATGATATAATATTTCCTATAGTATTAATAGGAGAGTGATATAAGTATGAATGAGAAAATATGCAAAATTTTAATTTATATATGTATGATAGTTGCATTACTTTGTTTAATTGGAATGACGTATATTACATATAAGTATTGATTTTAATTAAATTGTATCGTTAATTCTATATTTGCAATATTTATACATGTCGATACAACCATATATAAATAATTCCCAACTGCTGATGGAAGAGTAGTATATAGAAACTATCCCTGAATTTATCGGGCATCCATCTTCCCTATCGCTAGAGTGCATTTTCATGATTATATTTCATAACCATGCTTTCGTTACGCTCGTTGAGGTCGGCATCCATTATAATGAAGCCCTACCTGCGGATTACTTCGTAGATTGGATTGTTACTATACCGCATCCTTTCGGATTTGCCACTTATACCTATGAAATATAAGTTTAGTACCAAACTCATGTGACATAGCCTTTTGAACTATGAAAGTTTCCCGTTCTGAAATTCAATACAGAAGAGTAGCGCATTACCGCTAACTCCATTTTAGAAAGTCACCAGAGAGTCCTTGCTTATAAATAAGCTCGTACACATTACTGCTAAACTCTCAAGCGGCATAAGTCATTTTGAAAAATGCATGGGGCGAATCCCATGTACTCTTACCGCTGTTGTTTTTACCTTGGAAAATACCTAATCCAAGTGCCATAACATTAGGCAAATTAACAAGCTTGCTATCTGATTTTGCAAGTTTTGTCATTACACCTAAAGCTTTTGTACCAGTATCTACAATACCTTTAAACATATCGGAGCTAATTGCACTGGTAGAAAAATCTTGAAATTGAGCCTTCAAATGAGAGAGAGAAGCTTCAATACCTTTATCCCAAGATTCGAGTTCTCTTTCACCTGATCCATCTGCATCGTTTAATGCAGTTTGAAGAGATTTTCGAGCAACGTCAAAATTGGTCATGAGGGAGGAAACAATATTACCCTGGCGTTTGCCCGCTATAAGTTCTGTTAAACTTGCCTGCTGAATATCAGTTAAGTCTTGCCACTTAGTAGATAATTCATCGAGAATATCATATGTAGATTTAAACTCATTTTCATTTTTCATAATATCCACACCACTAAGAGCCATAACTTCTTGTCTTAGTTTTGCGGTTGATTCTGCCATACCTTCGGTGTCAAGACCTGCTTTTTCCATGTCTGTTGACGCACCTCTGATGCGCATTGAAATTGTCTTGAATGCAGTGCCGACAGAATCCGGATCTTGAACTACACTATTCTTTTATATTTAGTTAGAATCGCAACTTCTAACCGAAAATTAATCATTGTTTTTAACTTATTTTTTGGTTTGTTATATAATAATTATTTACAAATTCATCCCATTGTTCTCTTGTATTATTACCATAACCATAGATGGAATGAAACTTTTTATGTATATTTTCAGTAATACAAATATATTCTCCGTAATATTCCTGTAAATCCAGAAATGTTTTAACAAATAAATCTAACTCATCTTGAGAGTATAAATCCAAATCTTCGTAAAGTGGGAAATTTAATAACTCGATTGTCTCTAACATTAAAAGATTGAATCCATAGATGTGATGAACAATTATATTGGAATGAGAACCAGACAAGGCACAAGTGTAATTACATTTTTCTCTATATCGTTGTTTCCACATAGTTAATTTAGCTCTCATATAATTATTAAGAGTTCCATAATTATGTTTTTCAAGAGGGCGATGTAAATTTAATTTATAAATTCTTTGAGATATTGCATATGGAGTTCTGTTTAACTTTTCTCCGATTTCCTCATCAGTCATAATTAAATAATTATCTCTAATAAATTGTTCTTCTTCTTTTGAGTAAGTATTAGTTAAATAAAAATAACTTAGTAAATTTTGTTTTCTTGCTTGACCTAAAATAGATGCATATGTTTTATTCGGAAGTAATTTTAATATATGATTAACAGGATATTTTGAATATGTATCAAGTAATGTTTGAATTTCTTTTTGAGTCCATAAATTGCTCTGAGCAAGTCCTAGCCATTGAGCTTTTCGACGTATTGCTTCATAATCCCATTTGTCAGAAATTATCTTTGTAATTTCCTCTTTAGAAACTTTTCCATAATACTTTTTTAATTTTTCAATATCTTCATGACTCCATGCATTGTCTAATATTTTGCATTCCTTAGAACAGTAGTGTCTTTTATTTTTGTCGTATTCTGATTTAATTCTCTCAAATGGTTTTCCACAATATTCACATTCGCAATCAACCCTGTTTTGTTGTGCTTTTCCTGCACATTCTTTTGAACAATATATTTGATCTTTATGATATGTATCAAATCCTCTATGACACGATGGACATTCCTTATGTATAATAACGCTATGTTCATTCCTATAATCATCATAACATTTTCTACTGCAAAATTTTTGTATATCCTTAAATGAGTAGCAAATTTCGTACTCTTTGCCACATTGTTCACACTTTTTTATGACGGCAGTTTTCTGAAATTCATTTGCACATTTTCTGGAACAAAATAAATGTTTATGTTTACCATTTTTTAAATCATTTAATTTACTTTCTACTACAATAAATGGCTTTCCGCAATTATCACATTCATATTTTAATGATTCTCTATACTTTGTTTTACAGTCATTACTACAAAATTTACTATTCTCTTTATAACTTTTATATGGTTTTCCACACCATTTACATTCAAATGATTTTGCTGACATAATTTATCACCTATTATTTATCCTTTCTGTAATTATTTCTCCATATAAAAAGACACCAGAGCTTTAAATAAGTCTGATGTCTTCGTATATTTATATGTAGTTATTCCATTTATTTCTTTTACAAAAGAGTAGTTAATACCTTTTGATTGAAGATATTTCATTTCTGGTACATATTGTGTACTATATTCTTTATCAAATTTTTTCATATATTATCCTTTTATAATGATTAATTTTCCCATATGTTTCCACATGGAATAGACTATTTCTTCATCTCCTATATAAGGAGAGCAACCTTTTCGATTTAAGGGATTCTCACCCACGCCTTTGCGATTGCGCCCTACGATTGTTGTCATAGATATTCAGGATTTCCACCTTTATTCTCGTGTCTATGACTCGACATGAATCTAGTCGTTGAACCTTTACCCTCGACTCAAGTACCGTATGATCTACGGGATACGTTAGGGTACTTGGATGCATGATCTTCCAATCCTTACGTTTTTAAACCATCATATAGTAGTTTCCCCTATATTGTGGTGCAAGGCTCTATGTACTTTAAATACACGGATAGGATTAGCCTATCAAGGATTTACCTGCAATTAAATATGTTCTATATGTATGTCACCATACATTCAGCCAATATAGTTTAGCTGCCGTAATTAAAGCTACAGTTTCTTCAAATGTGTTATTTGCAGCTTTCATTGATGAAGCGGATCGAGTTAAACCATCAAAAATACCTGCCGTATCAATCGGTTCAGTATTCGCAACTTCATTTACAACATCAACCACTTTAGTTACTTCATCAGCATTCATTTGGAATCCTTTTAATGTAGAAATTAATCCACTAGATGCGGATTCCTGTGTCATATTATCTCCTACTTTTTGTAATAGAGATGTGGCATCTGATAATTTTTTGGCATCATCTAATTTATAACCTATCCTTGACCAATCAGCGGTACTACTAATAACATCACTAATTGTCGATCCATATTTTGTTGCGCTTTGAGCTGCTTCATCCCAGTATTGCGATAATTGTGTACCAGAAGCATTACTAACTTTTGTTAATTCAATCTGTGCTGCATTTACATCTTTAACAGCAGAAATCGCTTGTGATGGAATTTGCATAACAGTACTTTGTAACATACCATAAATTCCAGTAAACTGAGCAATTTGACTAAATGCTCTTTTTGTTTCACTCCACATGGAATTTCCACTTAAACCTTCTGCTGATATACGAGATTTTAAATTTGCGAATGCTTTATCATAAGTGGATTTTTCTTCTGCTGTTGTCATGGAACGATACTGTTGTTCAAGTGTTTTTAATTCTGCGCCGTATTTCTTTACAGCTTTAGAGTTAGCGTTCATATACTCAACAACTTTATTCCCAGATGTATTAGCAACTGTCGGAGATAATGCTTTTGACGATTCATCTCTAATTTGAGACAAAGTATTCTTAAAAGTATCTCCTGCTTTAGTCATATCTTGAAAAGTTTGTTGTAATTGTTTTTTACCTAAAACATTTGATCCATTATAATGATTTTGAAGTTTATCTAAAGCCTGATTATATGAAGCTAGAGCCGCTGTAGCCTTTTGAATATTTGCAGTATCTTGAGTTCCATATGCCCCTAATTGTTTGCTCATTCTGGATGATGCGGCTGCATATTTTCCTGCGTCAATATTATATTTTAATTTTGAAGAATTTATCTGGCGTTGAAAATTTTGCGTATACTGTCGTGCTGCATTCTGTGCAGAACGTGCCATATTGTTATTATTGAGATTAAGGTTTATTCCTTGTCTCTGAACATTTTGGAGTTGTTGTATAATATTGTTAATTTGATTTTGACCTTGAACATTGAATTTAATATCAACAGATTTATTTTGCATTTTGCTTAATTTTTGTTCAAGCTCATTAACTTTTTCCGCACCATGAGTAACAACGTTTACGTCTACTTGAAATGGTACTCCCATAATAATTTATTCTCCTTTCTTACAAAATAAAAAACTCTCCTGTAAGAAAGGAGAGTAAACTATAATATTACTTATTGAATTGTATAAATATATGCGATATAATCATAAAGAATCAAAGTTATCTTTGAAGTGTAACTTATTGACCAAGCTTTCTGCTAAGACAGAGAAAGTGAGTAACCTCTTTATGGAAATATCCAATCTATGTGGGTTCTCCACGAATCATTTCCCAGAAGTTGATAATAACAGAAGGGAGGTGAAACATGGTTGACCTAATACTGTCACATGGTTTTGACTTTGGGTTACTTGGGTTAGGATACTTTGCCATCCATCGTATTCTTTCCAAGAAAGCAAGAGAATTGCAATTCAGTTTTAGTTTACAAAACGGAATAAAATTTTCTTGCAAATTCTATAAAGAATAATCCAAAGTCTATCAGGAGATGAGAAGATGAAACAAGTATTATATAGGTCGTAAAGAGAGGGAAAGAGAAGTTACTGTATCACACAGTAGCTTCTTTTCTTTTTGTATTATATCGCACGATGAAATTTAGGATTCATTTTTGTTTAATTGTTACATTGTTTTTTATTTGATACGTTCCACAAAGTATGTTATAATATTAATCGTGGAACGCATCTGTTCCACATCTAAAGCCACCAAGTTTTCCAAGATATGAAAATATTAAGGAAAGGAAGGTGATTGCATGTTTATGTGTGTTTCCCCATACATAGTACATGTCAATGCCTACTGGCGTTTCCGTCTACAAAGATGGGAACATGTGTCAGAGCATTGGCGATCCTTACCGAATCGGTAAGATAACTTCCTAATCTTGAGTCTTGGATTGAACTCTCTGATAAAGATTCATGACATTTCTTATAGATTCTTGGTGGCTAACCTCTTAGCTAAAATTAGCTTTTACGGCTTCTATAATATCCTGTACAGCATCATCCCATGTACCAGGAGTACCCAAGATTCCACTACCATTATTTTGAATATCTGTCATGATCTGCAAACCTGAATGTTTTCCATATGGATATTCTGCTACATTCAAATGAATATCATAATGGTAATTTCCGTTACCACCAGATACACCAGATGAACGGGGTGAACTTTCATATGTTCCAGTTCTGATATACTGCACAGGTGATCCACTAGAATAGAAGTTCTGAATATCTGCTTGAGTCTGAGCAAATCCTTCAGATTCCGCAGCTTCAACTCTTGGTCTAATAATTTGTGCATCAATTGCATCCATAATTATTCCCATAATAATTTCCTCCGTATATGAAATAGGAGAGTAGTACTCTCCAAAATTTCTATTTATTTCCAATTTAACACATGATATAATATATCCAAGCAATAGATGATTATCTTTCGTACAATAATCCGTTAGCACGATTTATTGTTTAGGTTATAGTTCTCCTGTGCGAAGTACATATGTACTCAAAACGTATGACTAGGAGGTGACAAATGATAGCGATTCTACATACATTTTTTAATTGTTGTGTAACACCAGCAGTTTTGTGTTATATGTTGAATTGTTTGACAAAGGTTTATGCGATCCACCAGATTGTTCATAATCCGAAAATGTCAAATGATAAAGCAAAATCAATTGCAAAAATTGTTAGAACTGATTTTGTGAAATTTCATTTCTAATATGTAGAGTCACAGCATTTGTCGATTTGCCTATTTAATGTTACATAACATTAGTCATAATCCTCCATATCCACAATTGAAATATATTGTGGGTATTTTTATTTCTTCTTGTCCATTTTCGTCACTTTAGTTCCAGTCTTGTTATTATTCTTGTTACTAGATCCATCATTCATTACATTTCTGGCACTGAAATTTCCTTTCTCTTTCTTTAGTTCCTTATTTTCTTCCTGTAATTTTTTAATTTGATCATTTTTAGCATCAATAATATCCTGGCTAGCTTTGTCGATATTAAACGCCGCAGCATCTTTTACAATTTTAGTAAAATTCTCCGCATTAATTTCAAAACCAGATTCTTTTAGTTTTTCCATAAAAGATACTCCATTCTCAATCATTTCTGGTGTGAGAGCAGTAAGGTCAAGATTTGCAAGATTCTCAAATGCGTCAATAAACACATTTACACCTTTTACAATTCTTTCCATATCTGGATGTGCATGAATAATATTCTGTTTAGTCCATTCAAGTTTGTCATGAACCATTTCATCTACAAAATCCATAACCTTAATATATCTTTTATAACTTCCATTTCTTGAATCAGTGTCAGGATTAATAAAATTATCAACCAGACCTTTTAAATCATCGTCTGAAAGATATAACTTATACAGATTTTCTCCTTTTTCAAGTTCATATCCTTCAATAAAGTATTTTGCAACGGCAATAATTCTCGCAGGTTCTTCCATCCACGGAATATATTCCCCTGTGTTATCATCCCAAAATGCACCAAGAATGAGATCAATTGCATTTAACTTGTCTTCAAATGTGATTGTGTTTTTTACCTTGAGTAAGCTTTTCTTCATATTTTCTTCTCCTAACTACAATTTTAATAATTGACATCATTTAAAAATGATTCTAAATCATATCTATAATTAACTTTTAATTTCTCTTTATGAAGTAAAATAGGACTTGCATATTCAAGCAAATCCTTTTCGTTGAAACTTTTCTTTTCTATATGCGAGATAAAGTCATCCCATTGATTAATGTTTAAGAAATATGTATTATCACTTGAACGAAAGTCTAGTACTAATCCGCTTATAACACGATTATATTGTGCAAAATTTTTTAAACTTTTTATCTGATGATAATGAATATTTTTCTTAACTTTTTCGTTTTTATCACGTTCAAAACTACATGAACCTTGAAATGTTTTTAATTCAAGCGTAAGAAAAAGATTTCGTGTCCAATCAAATATCATCAAATCGCATGGGCTGTGACGACTGAATCTAAGTTTGTTACTTGCTCCTACATCAAAACCTTGTGCTGAGTCAGGTGGACGATGGGATAGCATATGCTTTGGTACACTGTTTTTAAAATTATCTTCAAATTGTTTACCTACACTTCTTGCCATTATTCATATTTCCTTACATTGTGATACAATAACTGTAACTTAATCCATATCTGAAAGGCTGTCGGATTTGCAAATGTTATACTATCGTGATAAAATTCTCCGCAAAAATCTGCACGAATTTTACCAACATCTTTTAATTCGTATGTAAGATAAAATGACATTGCTTGTTTGAGTGTATGGAATTGTGCAGTTCTCAATATTTTATCTGGCTTCTCATATGTGATAGTCATTGTTTCCATATTAATTTTTATCCTTAAAACTTTGGTTTCTTGTAGAAAATTTTTCGTTATTTAAAAAATCTCTTTCTCTTTCTACTTTTCGCTTCTGCCAACCTTCATATGGTTTTTTGGTTTCTGCTTTAATAAAATAGAAAGCAACTTTCCATTTATCAATTTCTGACTGAGCAGTCCATACGGGTTGAATATTATAATTAGAAATATAATAAATTACTTGAGGAAGATAAGTAATAATTACTAGATTATCTTCTCCAAACGCTTCGATTACTTCCTCGAAGCTATCAAATAATTGTTTTTTCATATCACGTTTTCTCCTGAAAATCGTAAAAAATAGGGATACCAGCCATTAATTCATAGCTAGTATCCCTACTAATTACTTATACTAACTACGCTTAATTTATTCAGATTCATCCTTTTGTTCCTCTGTTGTAACATCATCAGCTAACTCAACCTCCGTTACTTTCTTTTGTTTCTTTACTCTCGAAACTGGTTTAACCTTCACAGGTTTCTTCTCTTCTTCTAATTTACAAGTGATAGTGTATCTATCATTTTCATGTTTTACGAATACAGTATTTTTATCTGTGTGGTCAGATGGCATTTGAATTTCTTTTCCATCAAAATCAACAACCATAACTAATTTGTTTCTCAATAGAACTTTACATTCTTTTATCATTTAATTAACCTCTATTTAATTAATACAGTAGGATGATATAACGTCACCCTACTGCAAAATAATCTTTCTATTTATCGTCTTCTAAGATTTCTACCATATCAAGAACATTACCATCACGATCAGTCATCAAATCACAAGTTAGAGTCACTGAACTTGGATCTCCATCGGATGCGAAAGAAATTTCAAAGTTTCTCTGCGGAGAAGCTTTATATGCTGTCAGTCTCATCGCAACTTCATCACCATTTTCATCTCTATTATTAGTAACCATTTGAATAAAGAAATCTTTTGGAACTTTCTTATTATTAAAGGAAACTTTCTTAACGCCAGTAGTTTTGGATTCAAGATAAGCTACTTCATATGTAGTATCTGCTACAATATCAGAAGTTGTTTTTGCTGTGAATTTCTTATCTACAACTGTGCCTTCGATTGTCTTGCCTGTAACTGGATCAACTGCAAATACACTTCCTGCCATAGGTGTCTTTGTAAGATTAAGTACTCCACCAGCTTCACCTGTAACACTTTCTCTACGTGCGATTACAGCAGAAGTTTCAATTTCACCATCAGAAAGCATTGCATAAATTCTAAACGGAGATACCTGGAACTCCATAGTAATAGTACCTTCTAATGGGTTATCAAATTTAATACACTTAGCACCTTTTTTATTTGCAAAAACAGCATCAGCAGAAATGTTAGCAGTAGTAGTATTACAAAAATCTGCATACATCCAAGGAGCTTTTGTTTTATAATCTCTAATATCAAGATCACAGCACTGACGATTCGCCATATTAAGATCTGTTGCAATATTTGCCATAATATATTTCCTCCATTTTCTTAAAAATAAAATAAGCCACTGAATATCAGCGACTTTTAATTAATAGTTTTCATTATTTAATTTTGTTCATATACTCCATAGGTTTATAATCCTTAGAGTTTTTGAATGAGAATGAATTAGCAGCCATCATATCATTTATATCTGCTTGTCTTCCCATCCTGTATTCTAAAAACATCTTCATGAATTGATAATATGTCATATCCCAAACATTTAATATATTGATTCCCACTTTGTTGTGCGTACAATATTTTACAATCATGTTTGGTAATGTATAATCATCATCCGCAGATGTTTGTTTTTCTTTTTGTTCACTCTTATGTTTTGCTAATTTCTCAGCAATCCGTTGAGCTAACTTATTTTTATATTTAGGTTTTTCAACTTCTTTCTCAGATTTAATCCCTAATATAACTTGCAGAAACGCACGAAATTCATCAAAATTACTGTTATCAATTTTCCCTATTTCGTTAAAGATTTCCTTCCCATCATCATCTTTCTTATAAGTGCCAATGATAAAAGCATTCTGTTCTGGATTATACTGAAAATCATCTACAACAAAGAAACTAATCATGTAGGCAAGAAAATCTGCACGCTTCATTCCGAATGTAAGTAAATTGTAAATAGTATTTTTTTCTTTTTCTTCATCACTGAGGGAATTGAATTTTTCAGTAAGACCAAATGTTTCAAGAAATTGTTTCTGAGTAATAGAAATATAAGAGAGAAAAATATTGAATTGTCCATAGGTTATACGTCTTATGTCCCTAAGAGTAGGACATTTGACATGACCTATACCTTCATAAAAATAAGGTTCATCACAGAGATAATCATAATCTGAAAATCCTTTCATACATCAGACCTCCTTTATCTTGAAGTCTGGTATACTATATTTAAGTTGACGACCAAAGTAAGATGATTGTGGAACAGTATAGCCAATGTCATCAAGACTTGGTTTTCCAATTCCTAAATCATCAGAATCACGTAGAAGTCTTTCTATAATATCTGTAAGAACGTCTGCACGATTACCCATGTAACTTTTTACATTAGATTCCATTTGCATACAATCACGATGCACGAAAATCCAAATATATAAGTCCATAGATTTTACGGTACGATTTGTACCTCTGCAAACTGTTTCTACACATACAAAAGACATAACTTCTTCTTGCGTTCCGTCAACATAAGGATAATCAAATACTTGTTTATACTCCATGTCATTTTTCTCGTCATCAGTAAAATCTTCCTTACGCAACATTACTTTTGCAAATTCATCAGATTCTAATAGACGAGAAATTACTTTTGACTTGACGAAAGCCAAATCTCTAGCAACTGATTGTGCCATAATATACCTCCGATTTATCCTACAATAGTAATAGTTGTTTCAGATAAAATGTTACTTTCATTGTCAAGAACTTGTAATATAAACGTACAGTCAATTGCTTTATCGTCTGTACATTTTAACTGTATTTTATTACCTGTGATATTTTGAGTGATTTTGAAGTCTGATTTGACGTTCCATGTAAATGATGGTTGATTTTCAGAATCAGAGAAAGCGACAGTCCATGTTTTTAATCTGCCATAGCGGAGAGTGTCACCGCCTGTAATTGTGACAGATGTAGGTGGATTGTCCGGTTCTGATGGTGGGAGAGTAGGGGTGATTGGGGATTTATAGTTGCAGATCCACGCCTTTGTTCCATTTTCTAGCTCAATCAATTTATCTGTAACTTCATTAAATTGTTCATAAGATAACGTGACAGTCATGACACCACCTTTATCAACATATCTAACATCAGATAAGAAGCCTTTCTTACCAGTCATTCTATATGTATCTGGGGGATATACTCCCTCATAATCTATGACAAATCTATTTGTACGATTAAGTTGTTTTGTTTCTTCATCGACAGGTATAGTCAAACCATATTGATAATCACCAACAGTAATAGTAGAGTTACCTTTTTCGCCCATACTATATTTAGTATAATCTTCTGAATATCCCCAACGTTCAATAATTTTACCATCTGCATTTTGCCATCTGATCATCAACTGGCATAAATACATATACCCACGATTCCATACTTTATCATCAGTATCAAGTAATGTAATTATCCAAATTTGATTATTCCATTTAACATAATCACCAAGTCTGATAATATCATTATGTCTTGATTTTATTTTCTTCTTATATGTATTATTGTCGGTATCTCTGATAATCATTAACTGCATAGGTTCATTATTTACTAGAACATCTTGAGTATCAAATGTATCTTCAAAATGTCTATCAGCATGTTTGTTTATTTTTGCTAAATTTTTCTCACGTTTATTTTTTGTACCATAAGCATTTTGTAATTTCATATAATACTCAATATCCATAGGTTAATCCTCCTCATACTGAGCATAATTAATAAACTGTTTCAATGCATTAGTTTTTCTATCTCGATTTTTGTAATCGTCAATCTTAATAGATACATCATGTTCCAATTTAGCAATAAAATTACGGTAACTTGTTCTTTCATTTCCTGGTGAAAACACACTCAAATCCGATGGTGTAAAATTAATTTCCATTGCATGAAGAAGAGATTCATCCCTTTTCATATAAATAAGAAACATAATTTCAACAACCAGTTTGATTTCTTTAGGCAATAATTTAAAACCAATTTGTTGCACATCTTCATCATAATCTGAAAAATCTACATCCAAATTCGAGAGGCATGATAATTCATCAAGTGCCTCACATAGATAATTAGTAGCACGAGTCTGAGCAATTTGTATCGCTTCACTAACATCTATATTATAATAACTAAAAAAGTCCTCATCCTTTTCTATACGATCATAGAATTTGTTGAGGATTTTTTCAAATTTTGTAATTTCTTGAGGCAATTGAGTTCACCTCCCATATTAATTTTTTCTAGGTCTACCTGGGGACTTTCTAGTAGATTTCGTTACTGTATTTACTTCCTCAGTTTTAGCAGAAGCAGTATCAACTACTTCCTTTTTATCTTCCTGTTTAGATGCATTCATCTGTAGCAGAAGTGCTTTCATTTCAGCTAATTGCTGTTCAAGTTCTTCGACTCTTTTGTTACTTGGAGCTACTACGTCTGCATCATCTACAGAAATATTTGATTTAATATGATTATTAAATAATTCTCTTGTGCGTGTTTCAATAACATTTGCCATATCCAGTGTGAGTTTATATCCCTCTGTTTTAAGTTTCTGGAACTGACTACGCACTCTATCAAAATCAGAAAGTGTAGGAATAGAAATAATTCTAATCAATCCTTCTTTGGTTGGATTTAATAAAATCTCTCTAATCTCATTAGCTTTTAATACTTTTGATTTATCAATACGAAGCTCATTGTATAACTCATCCTCAATATCTTCTGGGAACTCTAGTGTTCCTGTTCTAAACGCACTTCCATTATTTGCATAACGAATTTCGTCAAGTGTCAGTGGGATAATATTTGGTTGACCATCTACAGCAGCTTCAAATAGGGTGCTTTTGCCTGGGGCAACATTAATACAAACGCAATTGTCATTATAATTTAAAACAGAAATATGTTTTGTTTCTTGAATATTAATAACGATTCCTCCTAATATTAGGAGGGCGTTTGCACACCCTCCTTAAAAATTTTTGCAATAAAAAAAGACTACTTACTGTAAAGTAACCTTTGCGAAGTTTTCAATATTTGTAAGCATGAATCCATATGTGAAATCTTTCAGCATGATATGAACTTTTTCACTCTGGTTATTCATATCCTGATATGTATGAATTTCACCCTTCATATCAAGGTTTCCAATTTTACCTGCGATTCCATAAATACGTTTGTCTGGAATCAGGAGAGAACCTGTACCAGTTTTCTTTGCACCAGAAATGCCAGCAATACCAATTGAATCATAGGTTTTAGCAAGACCATATCTATTGAAATCATCTTTCATTGTATTACTCATATACTGAGCGAAGTTTGGCATACGTCTAATAGCCTGAGCATATTTGTTAAGTGTAACAATCACACTATCGCTTGCTCTATCATTAAGATATAGAGAAAGTTTATCCATAGCTTCAAGTGTAGGTGTTGCACCAGAAACAGCAATAAGTTGCTCACCACCTGTTACAGCTTCATCAGCTAATGCAAGTGCATCAAAGAAGAGTGCATTCTGACAAGCTTCTTTCATGAAAGTAGTAAGAGTAGCAATTGATTTAAAGCCATTTTTTCTCAGATCTGTATAACTTAAATCTGTCTCAACTTGACGATTTTTCCATGTAGGTTTCAGTACGGAAATATCAATGTAGGAACGATCTACATTACCGCCACGGGCTGCCTCATATGCGACAAGTGTATTCTTTGGATCTTTGTGACCTTCATAATCATCAAACTCACCAACAGAACCTCTTTCAAAGATTTGATCCAGAAGTTCATCTGGTGCATTGTAGATTTCTTCATTTACAGTTCTATTAATGAACTCAGCAATTGTACATTCTGGATCTTTTCCAGTTTTTCCAATTTCTCTAGCCCATGCATCAGAGATTTCAGCAATTTCTTTCTCTTCGGCATTAAGTTCTCTTTTATATTCAATTTTTTCAGCGACATCAAAGAGTACACCCTCTTTGCTCATAATGTCTTTGATTTCTGTATTAATAGCCATTGTGTTAATTCCTCCTTATCTTAATTACGCCTGTGCAACTGCATCAGCTTCTACACGAATCATAATGAGATCATGACCATTATCTTTGAATGGTTTCTCATATACATATTTGGAAGATCCAGTTGTAAGTTTCTGCCATTTTCCATCTGCACCTACAGATACAGGTGTACCATCAGCAACCTCACCAGAAAAATCAGTTTCTTTATACTGGTCTGTTGCAAACTTTTCACCATCTGTATATCTTTCAAGTCCAAGGAACTCACCTTTGGCAATCTTTACAAAATCTTCATCATAGTCTGACATATCCACTCTTGCTGCATTAATGCCAGTTGGAATGCGTTCTTTTGTTGCTACATAAATATTTGCTACAGTTTCAGCTTTTGGAAGCTCAACAGTAGTAGCATCTTTGATTACAACACCCATACCTGTAACAAGGACTACACCAGCTTTGTGCATTGTATCTTTTGGCTGTGCACCATTACGTCTAATATCACGAATCATTACATTTTCCTCCTATTATCGTCTTAATAAAAATTTAGTCATGAAAGAACTTGCGCTTTCATTTACATCATCAGTTTCTAAACTTGCTGTTGCTGTCACAGGATTTGATTCTTCTGTTTCAACATCCTCTGCTACATCAGTCTCTTCTTTATCAAAAGAAGCAATATATTTTTCTGCGATTAAACTATTGATGGCAGTTTTATCTCTTGCTTCAATTAATTCTGCGATTTCAGCTTTTGCGATTTCTTCCTCAGTGAATAATCCACCTTTAAGAAGATTTTTCTTTAAGGATTCTTTTTCTTCTGCAATTTCAGCTTCAATCTTTTCTTGTTCTGCTTTTTCGACCTGTTCTTTATATGGTTGTAATTCAGAAATCTGCACATTGAGTTTTCCGATTTTTTCACCTGCGGAGATAACAGCTTTATCCTTGATTTCAAGCTCTGCGGTTAATGTTTCAATTTTCTCATCTTTTTCAGCAAGAACAGTATTAATATCTGATACAGAAACAGTAAGTTTTACATCTTGCGGTTCAGAAACAGTCACTTCATTATTTTCAACTGTATATGTAAATAACTTATAGTCTAACTGTGTTGGAGCATTATCCGCATGAAACCAAACAGTATGTTCTTCTGGAAACCAATAAGAAAGATATCCCCAACCTTTAATTGCATCTTCACAAGCTTTATTAATCTTTGTGAATAAATCGCAATCCGTTAAAGAAGCTGTTTCTAGTTCTTCTGGGTTGTTCTCTGGTTCAACATTAGATTCAGCAGTTTCTTTTGTTCCTGGATCTGTTACATTTGTATTTTCAGCAGTTTCTTTCTGATTTTTTTCGTTCTCTGCTTGTTCTACAGGAGTAGTAACTTCCTTTTCTTCTGTATTCGCAGAGACATTAGTTTTTGCTTTTCCAGCCAAATTCATGTCCTCCTTTTCTTCAATATCTTCATAGTTTGCTATATCAGTATTTGAAATATCAGCAAAAAGAGCAGAAGATAATTGTTCTTCCAAGTCATCCATTTCGGCATATTCAATTACACCTGCTCCTGTAACAGCAGGATTTCTATTGCTGCCTAAAATGCAATTGCCAATAAATTCAAAAACTTTATAAATTTTATTAGCACCCTCAGTAACTACATCAATTGCAGTTAATTCCCATGAGCTGCTAATTTCTCCATCGTCCCATAATTTATCAAATACTTTAAAATATTCTGGAAAACGTGAAGTCCATAATTTAGTTTTGATTAAAATACATTTTGGTGTGCCATCATAACCATCTACTTCACGTTCCTCAATCCATGCGTCTGTCACACTACCAATCGGAACAGTATCAAAATGACTTTTCTTTTTCCCATCTTTAGTTTTTTGAATAATCAACTCATGACCACCAAAATCTACAGGTTGTCCGAAAATATTCTTTTTAAGTTTGGCTACGATTGGATATCCAATGATTGTGTCAAAATATTTTTCACCTGCTTCTTCTGGAATGATTCTTCCGTATGAATCAGGTTCATCTAACACACTAATCAAAAAGACAGCTTCCTTATAATTGGTATAAGACGCTATAGATATGGGGCGACTGTTAAGAATAATATGTTCATTATCCATTTCAATCACCTCGTTTAAGTTGTTTTAGATTCTTGATAGTTACTATCATATTCTTGTTTCGATTCGTTTACAGAATTTCCCTTTGATGTACTTCCTTTAGGTCTACCACCTTTAGAATCTTTTTCTTCCTGTTGTTCATCCTCTTGTTCATCTTGATTACCAGAAGAGTTATAAGATGTTGGATGTGGAATAAAGATTTCATCAACTCCACTATCTTGTTCTGCTTTTCTGCGTTCCATTTCATCATTGAAATTCATATCCAATGTTTCATATGCTGTGCGGAATGAACAATTTAATTTAGAATATAGGAACTCTGCAAGATCCTTTTTCATCTCAAACTCTAATAGTTCTGCATCGAGAATATGTGGAGTAGGGCAGTATTCAATAGGTATCTTTTCTTCTGTTAAAACAATTTCATACCATCGTTGTAGAATTACTTCTTGACGTTCAGCAATCTTATTGATAGTACGCATAAGTTGTTTAATAGAAATATTTGCCGTACTTACTGTTTGTTGACCATCCGTATTTAAAAATGAAATTCCTAATGCAGAAGTAACACGGGAACGATATTGTTTTACAGTGCTTTCATTTGTAAACTCTACAGATGGCTCTACATACATGACTTTTTCCACACATGGCGGTGGAGTATAAACCACTGTGGGATTAGCCCATGCTGCCATTAAACAGGTATGAGCATAAGCCATATCCTCAAGACCTTTTTTATCGTAAGTGTCACCCATAGTTTCTTTACGCATAATCTGAGTAATAATCTTCTTTGCTTTAGCTTTTGCATTAACTGCATCTGCTTTATCACAAGTATCAAGCATAAGTTTTGGCTTCAATGCCTTAAAAATAGGAGAGAGTCCATAAGCTCTGCCAAGATTACCAAAACGATTAACGCCTGTACGTCTGATATCAAGTCGTGCATATTTTTCTCTTGCACTATAAGCATCAATAACTTCTTTTGGATAGTTATTTTTAATTTCTTCGGATGTATTTTTAAAGAATAATGGTTTGTTCTTTTTATTTTTTAACGTAGACTTTTGAAGTCTGTTTGATAATTCTGTTGTATCAATTAATACATATGGGATTCCATTTAAAGAATAATCAGAGATAATTGCTACACCCAATGGATACTTATCAATTACATGATGATAGATTCCTTTGGCTTTCTTTGAGCGAAGATACTGAATACAGTTACCTTCATCATAAGTAGAAGTGATAGAAGTGGTCATAACATCATTTATATTTACTTCTTTATGAAATCGTTTGATAATGCCATCGGCTTTATCTTTTATATCCTGATCATATTCTTTAGGGAGATTGTCAAATGAATATCTGACATTTGCATTAAGATTAGATTCTATAGATTCATGTACCTTGCCAATAATATCATCCTCATTTTCGGCTTGTCGCACTAATTGATTAATTTTCTGAATTTTAGATATATCACTTTGAGCGTTTAACGCTAATTCTTTAATATCATCTAATGTAGTTTCAGATGTAGAAGATGATGATGCTTCATTGAATCTGACGGAGTATTGTTGACCGCCTTTATCAAAACTTTGCATTGCTTCATACATCCAATTTTCAGATTGCTTTTTAATCGTTTCTGCTGTAACAAGGACGGTTTCATCTCCATCATTATCTTGTATGCTTGAAGCAATTGTTAATTTATAATCCTTGTCAGGATTGTCAATATATTCTGGTTCTTCTGATTTTGACATGAAATCCTCCTTTCTTTAGAATGATATTGATGATGCACAGATGGGGGCAGAAGAGTAGTCAAAACCTGTACTGTTTTTCGGTGCAAGTAAATCTTCTCTTCGTAACAAGGCAAGTGCAAAAGCACCCTCTGCTAATGTATATGCATGGTCATCGTGCATATTTTTCTTATCTTTTGATAATTCATATGTGACTCCACCATTAGGAGTATCATATCTACACATATAAGATAATTGAAGTTTTGCAAATTCCATCTGAGATAATGCAATCATTTCTTCTTGCGTTAAATCTACAGATTCAAATTCGCCATTTTTATTTTCAACCATGATATAATCTTTTCCATCATAAGTAGTAAATTCAATTAAATTTAACTTTATCATTTTCGATAAAGCATCATACATTACTTTTTTATATCCTTGTGGGTCTACAAGATGAACTATTGGCATAGCATTAGTATATGTTTTTCTTGCAGTTTCATATTGTTTATGTACTGGGTCGATAATACCTCTATGTTTCTTTCCGTATTTATCATACCAGTCATCCATAAGTTGATCCGCTACGGCACTAATACCACCTCCACCGCTTCCTGCATCAATATAAAAATCTATATTTTCCCATTCAGCAGCACGTTCACCATTGTACTTAATCATTAAATCTTTGATAATTTCAAGCTGTTGTGGCATTGGAAGTGGTGTTTTATTTTTAGAATTTTGGTCAACCATTGACACAACATTTACAAGTCGAAGTTTGAATCCAACATCTTTATCATTTATAATTTCAAAAATACTTAAAACACTACCATCAAAGTTTCTCGCAGGGTCATAACAAAAGATAAATTTTCGTTTTCCTGTATCATTATATAATAAAGGTTTTCTGATAACGGAATTTCTAATAAGTTCATCCATAGTCACCACGGCATTCTGCCCGCCACCTTGTCTAAACTTATTAAACAATTCAACATCTGCTTGATCAGGATCTTCCTCGATGGCTTTCATAATTTGATCTTCCGTTAAGTGAGCTTTAATTGGCTCACCTTTGATAGAAGAGTGATTTAAAATATCGTATGCATCAATATCAAAACAAAAATAGTTATTATTTCCAACAACCATCTTTTTAAAAAATGTTTTATATTTATCAAAAAATGGATAAGTTACATCACCGACAGATGACGTATAAAGAATTTGTAAAGGCATTTGTTGTGGATCATAATGTCTTACCTTTTCAGTAGAAGTAGAGAAACTTGTATCAACATTAATAAAGTTTTCAACTACAGCTAATTCTTCCGCAGTTTTCCACGCAGTTTCATTAAACCAAACAGCACCTCGTTTACCTCTAATAGCTTCAAGATTTGAAGAAAGAGCTTCCATTTGAGAGTTATTATATAATCTAAATCTACAAGTAGGAGCTTGCAAAAATCCTGTTTCGCTAGTTCCACCACTTTTATCTACTTCTCTTGAAAATACATCAGTCGCACTTTTAAAAGAAGGTATTCTTTTTAACGCAATATCTCTTAATTTATTAAATGATTCTACTGACTGAGCATAAGTATTTGAACTTATATATAAACGATAATCGGGGATGAGTAACAGTCTTGTCATATAATAACAAGCCGCCAATGTATCTTTTCCTGCACCACGGCATTCTGCCCACAATGCGAATTGAGCAGTCCATGTTTTCATAAAACAATATGCTTGGTAGTCAATAAGCTGTAATCCGAAAAAAGTTTCACAAAATTTCAATGGATTTTGTCTACCCCATTGAATTATTTTTGCCATTTTTGTATATTCTTCAATTTTTTTCTGACTTAGTTCTTTATTTGAAAGAGGTGTATATATTTCCATTCAATCACCTCTTCTTTACATTTTCTAAATCAATAAGTTTGTTCTTTAAGATACGATTTTCTTCTTTATATGTATCTAACTCTGTTTCGTATTTTTGAATTAACTCTCTTTGTTCTTTTACAATCTCTGAATAATCACTACTATCAAATGTGAGCTGATCCATAATACTACGATTACTTAAATCTGCAATTTGTTTAAATGCTTCTGCTTGTTTAATATCAAACAGATTAACTTTAATTGCCTCAAAATCATTTTCTTCCATTTCTTTCATTTTAGAACTCAAAGAACTTTTACCTTGCTTGGAATTTTTATTATAGTTTGAAGCAATGTTATTATCTTTTGCAATAGTAGCAATAGAAGACAGAAGAGATGTTTTTGATGTAGTCAATTTTTGAACTTTTGCATCATCTACTTCTGGTTTAGATAATTCTATGTTCATTTGCTCAGTGATTCTTCTACATTGACAATACAGCATTGTCATTTCAATTACACTCTGAATTTTATGTCCATCATCAACGATTCCATCAGTGTCACAATATCCTGCAAGTATATTAAAACAATATTTTCTATCGTAGTCATCAAGTCCAATATCATCAAAAGGATCATAGCCAATCATAGAAGTAACATATTTCATATTTTGTTTATCTTTTTTTGACCATTTGATCTCTGACTTTATTTGCTGTTTAGAATTTGTACATTCATCGTTTTCATTATCTTCAATTACAGGAGATGGATTATTCACATCTGCGAAAATGGTGTCAATTTTTTTAATTTTGCTTTTAACTGTATTTGTATTTTGATGAATAAATCCGTCTTTCTCTGAATCTTCGTAACTTTTATTGATACATTGCCGCATACTAATATTCTTAAAATATAACTTGATAATATCTCTACCATATTTTTTGATGTTTTCCTTATCAATAAAAGCATGTTCTCTTTCAAATTGCTCATATGCACTCATCAAATCATTTTTATAATAAGGTTTGTCGAATTTTCTAAGACATTTATTTAGTTCAACCTCATTAATTTCTCCCGTATCTGAATCAACGCACATATCAGCAATACAATCCTTACAAACTGGTAATCGCCCGTCAATTGAAAATAATGGTGATTTACTTATATAAAATCCATCGACTAACCGTTTCTCATGATGACAGCAAGTACAGACCTTTTTTCCTTTTTGTTGATTTGCTGGCGTTGTACCAGTTTTCTTAGTAGGCATAACGCCACCTCCTTTTATTTTTTATTACAATCATTTCACAATCTGGAAATGCCTTGTTGTCTTATACAGAATGACTATTATGATATGGGGATGCAATATAATAGTCGTTCTGTTTTTGGATACAAATAAATTTGAAAATTATAAGAAACAATAACAGTGCATCTAGGGTGCGATAATCACCATGTATAAGACAACAATAAAAGAGCCACCCACACCATCGTGAATGACTCGCTTTTACAGCATAGAATAAATCCATGCTTTCTTATTTGATTCAGCAACATTACCAATAATTTTTGCGATTAAATAACTATCTGTGACTGAGAATATATCTCCATCAGTTATTAAACTTGCAGTAGGAAAATCCACATACAACGTTATATCTTCATCTGTAATAATATTTCCATTCTCATCTAGTTTAATATTTGCCCCATTTCCACCAGAACAGGAGAGAAGTCTACTTGCAATAATGAAAGATAATACATCCATTATTCTGTGCCTGTATCTTTCCAACCAAATGAAAACAGCATATAGATTTTCACTGTGCCTGATTCATTTCCTACAATAGCTTGACTTCCCATTGGAGCGGGAGATTCAAGACCAGGAATATTTGCAAAATCACCTGTTGCACCATGTTCCATAGTAGGAAGTTTTGCAATTTCTTCAATAGCATCTACGCAAAATGTTTTGATTGCTGAATTTGGATCATTACCAACTTTTAATATATTAGCTGCCACTGCGACACCTCCTTATTTATCTTCTGAGATAGTTACATCCACTGTATATTCAATAGTTTTTACAACTTTAATGTTTTCATGACCATACGTTGCATCCAATCGAATAACTTCTGCTTTTAATTTTTCTAAATCATCTGTCTCGAATGGTGTAAATGTTTCCGTATTTGATGCAGCAGAAGTGGTGGTACCATATAATTGCCACAGTGTTTTACTATCATTATGTTTGATTAATATATTATACATTTTCGTATCTCCATTTTATATACAAAAAAGAAGCCACCAATAAGGCGACTTCTCATAAATTTTAATATTAAGTTTCTATATATATTATAATCCCTTGCAAAGATTCTTCCAATAGTTAAATCTTCCTTGGACAGACTGAGCAGAAGATGTACCACTGGTGCAATACTGAACATAGTCCATATTGTCACCATAGCTGTTTACAAATGCCTGCACAATATTTACAAATTCATCAAAGTCCTTTTCATTCTTCACACATGTATATGCAGCATATAACATCATCGGAAGAGAAGTAGACTTGAGATTAAGTTTTTCTTCAAATTTTTCATCTAAGAATGACAGAGCAGATTTCAATATTACCATATCTTTCTCATCAACATGCTCATTATACCATTCCACAAATGTATCAATATCCTTTGCTCTAAATGATGTAAAATCATTATCATCTGTTGTATTAATCAGCATAAGTGTTTGACGCACAATATCATTCGCAACATCTTTCTTCAACTGTGTTGGCGATAACACTTTTGCAAAGAATGGATGATTTGCAACATCAAAGATAATTGCACTAACTTCATCACTCTCTAATGATTTTCTCTTCTGAGTATTGGATAATGGTTTTCCACCATTTTGTCTACGGAACATTTCACGAATGTCTTCATCTGTACAATCAGAGAAAATATACTGTATCATTTCATAATCATTGATTTTATCTTGGACAACTTCATCCAACTGTGAGAACTTCTTACCTGCAATGTTATATACAGTGCCTTCAATTGCCACTGGTTTCAGCTTTTGATTTAATTTGAAGGCATCAGTTAAGAAATCTCTGATAGTTGTGCTGCGCTGAACACCGTCAAATACATATCTGATTTTATCTTCTTTCTCTTCTGAACGAATCGGATCAACAGGATAGTTGCGAAGCATTGAGTCGATTAATAAGCTCTGCTCATAATTTTTCCACTGACCTTCTTTACGTTGCAGTTTGTGGAACATATTGTATTTTTCATTTTTCATATCTCGTGCAAATGACTTGACAGTTTGTGTCTTTCTGTTGAACTCCATATATAACACCTCCAATTTTTTGATATTTTTACATTATCACAATTGGAAAATATTGTAAAGGACAAGTTTACTTTTAGATAGGGCAGTAGTGAGCTGCCCTTTTCAGGAGAAGAGATCATATGAAAAATTATGTCTCTTTGAAGAGTAAATATGAAGCAAGAAAAATATATAGAAAGATAGGTATTTGCCCGAAGCGGTTTTGACAGTCCGATGTCGTGCGCTTGTTTCCATATTGGTGTGTTTGGTCTACACTACGGGCTTTATGAATCATGAAAATCCAAACATATCGTTAATTGTATCCATGTCATGATTTTTCGCATAAGAAGACGTAGTAGAAATATCGCTATGATGACATAATACCTTTACTTCATCAAGAGTGTACTTTCTATTTGTGCCATCTGGATTTTTGAGTCTATCATCTTCCCCTTGTAATAGACATTCAACTCTACTATGACGCATTGTGTGGGTAAAGATATTGCATTCTTCGCCTCTAACATCAGACAGAATTTTTGATATTGAAACTATACGATTATATAAAACATCTGGATCAGTTATAGCTTCCTTGTTCTCACCAGTACCCTTTATCCATAATGAATCAATATCATCATCACCACGCCATTCTAAATATTTACCAATAAGTTCCTTTGTATCATCTAAATATACTAATGGGAACTTTTTACCTCTTTTGCCTATTACTATATTTGTCTTATTTCCTTCAAGTAGTCCATATTTTTGAACCTGGAATAATTCATTTTTTCGCCCAGCAGAATCAAATCCTAGACTCCAAAGAACTGCTAATTGCCATTTTTCTTTTTCAACTAGAATATTTCGTACTTTAATAAATTCATCATAAGTAAAGAAAAAGTCATCATCGTCATCCTTAACTCTTGTTTTTGGAATACCTCTTACTTTCTTTGCAAAATTAATTTCATAATCGTAATCATCATCTTCTTCACAAAATGTCAACATACTGTTTACTGAACTTTTTAATCTATTAGTCCTAGCCGCAGACATATTACATTCTTCTGTAAAATATAAACTTAGACCACGAAAATCCTTTTTCTTTAACTCTAAAATACATCGGTTGTCCAATTCTTTCAGTATATAGATCATAATAATGCGTAAGTCATTATGATAACCTGCAATTGTCCCTTTACTCATTTTTCTTTGTTTATATTCTGCAAGGAAGTCATCAAGAATCCGTTTATTAGATTTATTTACTTGCTCCCATAATTCATCTGTATAAAAACTATTATAAATTCGTCCTCTTTTAGACAATCTCAATCACTTCCTTTCATAAATTTTTGCATAATAAAAGAAGCAGATTTACAATAATTAAACTGCTTCTTTTTGTTTTTTACTATATTTTTTAAAATCTCTAATTACATTTTGAAAATAATCCAATTCTCCATTTAACAAAACAATCCAATGGATAGAAAAAGTGTGCGTAAGCTATGACACCCACGCACACTAAAAGGAGATCTATATCTATTATAGAAAAACAGATTACACTTTGAAAATACGACAAAGCATGTGTAAAATTTCAACATCATCTTTTGGGAGAGTTACATTTACATATTCTTCATCGTTACAATCTACGCAATCATGATGACAACAACAATCATAACAATTGCCTAATTCCAAATCATCTGCGAAGTCATCATATTCATCATCAATATCTTCTTTTAACTCAACAAAGTAAGTTTTATCAGTTTCTACTTTTAGTAAAAGTTTACTACTACATTCATCAAGAATATAAGTTGCATCTGATTCATTCAGAAGATAACCATCTTTTCGTTTCGCAGGTTCAACCCAGATTTCAGGTGTATCATGATTACTGATTCTTGCACATAACGTAATTAAAAATTCATCTTCATATCCGTCCATCTCAGGATCATGAAAATTTACATTAGCAAGCTCATAATCATATTCCGTAAGGATATTAATGATTTTTCTTGCGTTTTCGTACTTTGCAAAAATTGAAATATCTACAGTTTCATCTTGCTTAGAAGGATAGTATCGTCTGTTAAATTCAGAATCCATAGCTTCACAAAATTCATAAACATCTTCAAAACAAATTGTTGGAATTTTATTCATATAATCAGTCCTCTTACTATGCATTAACAAGTTCTTTAAGTGCTTTTGCTGGTTTAAACTTTGGCATTTTACATGCTTTTATCATAATAGATTGACCAGTTTGGGGATTGCGACCTTCTCTTTCAGCTCTTTCGACAACTTCAAATGTACCAAGTCCAACAATTGAAAGTTTTTCTCCTGCTTTAAGAATTTCAGCTAATGACTTAGTAAAAACTTCTAAATAAAAATCAGAATCTTTTTTGAATACTTTTTTCTCTTCATCTTCGTTCATTTCAACTGCATTTTCGTACATATGATTAATAAAATCTACTTTTGTCATTTAAAATTTTCCTCATCTTTCATATATTTTTATATCAAAATAGGAGAGTAGCAAATGTACTCTCCACCGCATTAATTCAAAATAATTTTATATGTTTCTGTATGACCGTACACATAGTCAAATCCATAAATACTTACGGACGCTTTACTTCCTTTAAACAATGAATCAGAGTATGAATCACTACCAACAAATGAACCAGCAACTAAAACTTCTGAATCATTGCAACATCCTTCATGTGCAACAATTTGCTTTCCTGCATGTAAATGTCCAAGAAGTAAATAATCTGTAAATTCTCTGCTCATCATAGAAATATCTTTGATAGAATTTTCGATATTTTTAATCTGGTGTCCATGCATAGCTATAACATCATATCCATTTACAGGAATAATAAGATATTGTTTACCTTCACTAGCAAGATGAACATTAATACGTTTATTATCTCTACATAAATCTTTAATATAATTTCCAATCAGATACTCTAAATCTTCGTCCATCAATTCATTTGCTCTAGCACCTAATGCACGAATTTGAGTATGATTTGCTGATGGAACATGATAATATTCAATTTGCGTATATGCGGAAAGTGTATTCAACATCATTGCAATTAATCTACAAATTTCTACACATGACTTTACAACTGTACTATCATTAATTTTCAAATCAGTTAAGTGAATAAGACCCTGCAATACGTCGCCAAGACATACGATATTTAATTTCCCAATTTTATTTTTCTGTGTAAATTGAACCAATTCTTCCGTAAGATACACAAGTCTATCTCTTGCTATATCGGGAGAATATTCATTATTTTCGCTTTTGAACGTAGCACCGTAATGCATATCGCTAAGAGCTACTAAATATTCAATCGTTTCACCTTCTTTATTTTCAATAGGAAATGGATTAAATTCTGGAAGCGGAAGAGAAGTGATTGCATTACCAACATACTCGTAATACATTTCTTGTCGAGATACACTACGATCAATACGATTTCTTTCAATATTAGAAGTTTGAAGTTTAATACGTTCTCTCTTTAATTCTTCAATTTGTTTATTAATCTCTTCTAACTGTTCATTAGAATTAACAAATTTATTTCTATTTGCTTCCATCATTTTATTAAATGACTGATATGATTTTCGATAAGTTGATTCGCCGTATGTTTTATGTAGAATCCTATTTAAGATATTTTTCACATCTGACCAAGTTCCTATCTTATCTTTTTCAGAGCAAATCCTGTAAATTAATTCCTGGTCAGTTTCACCATCTAATCTTGCATAATTATGTATAACATTCACCGCCCAACTAAATTATTCTTCATCTTCTTCTGGAAGATCAACCGTAATCTTAAAATCAACAGTTTCCGTTCCTTTAGGAAGGGCATCAATAACTTCCTGAGTAATATTCTCACCTGTATCAGTGTCGATTAAGTGAAGATCTTTTAAAGAAATATTTTTAAGCTGGATATTAATTTTGCGTGGATTGAACTTTTCTGGTGTTTCGTTAATCTTGATCATGTTTTCTTCTCCTTGAATTTATATATTTTTCATAAAAAATAGAAGAGTAGTGATAACCACTCTTCCTAGATAATTTCGTCTAAACTTGTAATAATTTTATCTGCTACTTTATATTCAATAGCTTCTTTTGCAGATAAATACCAGTCATTCTCAAAGTTTTCATAGAATATATCTTCTGGTATATTTGTTCTGGATAATACAAATTTACCAAGTTCATCAATTTGTCTTTGATAATTTAAAATAGCAGCAACTACATCATTATAAGAACCACTAAATTGTCCTGCTCCTTTATGAATGAGGAATTCAGCAGAAGGTAGAGTTAGTCGTTCATGACAAGCAAGATAAATAAAACATCCCCTTGAAGCCGCCATACCGACATTTACTCCAACGACAGGAGTTTGACTAAGTGAGATTGTATCAACAAGACAATTATTTACTTCTAAATCTCCACCAGGACTAAAGAATACAACTTTAATTTTAGTACGTTCATTAATAGGAATGTTCTTTTGTTTATCTTCAAAATTCCATTGCATAATCATTTTGGCATATTCCAATGTCATAGTGGTAATTTCATCGTCAATCCAGATTATTCTATTTTCGTAATTTTTATAAAATTGAAGTAGAGATGGATCTGGTAATTGAAGGTTTTCTGCATTTTGTGGAATAGCAATATCAAGATATGCTGTATCTGCTTTTTTTTTATTTGTCATAGGCTATAATACCTCAATTTTCGTAATATTTTTATAATGTAAATTTCAAACTTGAGTTTGCAATTACAACTCTTGTTGACTTACATTGTTTCTCTAATTCTTTTTCAAGAGCAATTTTTAATGTTTCTTTTGCTTGTTTAGAACCATGATACAAAACAATCTTCTGACTATTAATTTTTGTATAATTATCTACTAATTGCCAGAAAGGTGCATGTCCACTCATCGACTTTAGAGAATAAGACGCACATCTACACGGATATTCTTTCTGATCAATAGTAACAGACTTACGTTTATTGTCTTTTAAAAGTGAAGCAAGACTTCCATCTGTACTGAACCCCACAAAAAGCATCGTAGCATTAGGATTTGGAATACATTTTTTTAAATGATGCCTGATCCTGCCGACCATGCACATTCCACTGGTTGACAAAATTATACAAGGTTCATTACTTTGTACAAGTGCTTTACTATCCTCAGATTCTTTTACAAAAGTAAACATTTTATCTTGAATCATTTCATCAAAAAGTTTTTTATCTTCACCAGTCAAGCATTCTTCATAATCATCAAAAATCTTAATAGACAATGGTGAATCTATATACACTTTTGGTTTCCATTGAGAATTTTTATACATTTCATAAATCATCAGTACAAGTTGTTGAAGTCTTGATTGTGCAAAACTTGGAATAACAACTCTTCCTTTCATTTCATGAACTTGTGTTTCTATAATCGCTTTAAATTTTTCTAAATCATTTTTACGTTCTTTTAATCCAGTTTTTAAATCTGGTCTATCACCATAAGTTGATTCTCCAATAACAACATCTGCATAATCTACTTGTTGATAAGTACCAACAAATCTATTGTGAATAACCTTATTTCCCAAATCACCTGTAATCAAACAGGTTTTTGTTAATCCATCAATTGTAAAATATAATTTAACTTGACAACTTCCGAGTAAGTGTCCACTAGGTATTAACTCAAATGCAAGTTCATCATCAATAATGATCTTTTCATTTATAGGTTTTTCAATAGTATATTCCAACATCTTATTTACATCATCAACCGTATAAAGAGGAGAGTAGTTCTTATTGTTTTGAGAATTGACAACAAGAATGTCTCTTTCACTAATTAATGCTGAATCAATTGCCATATCTTTAAGAACCTGTTTTGAACCAGATGATATAATTGTTACAGCTCTACAACCTTCTTTGTATAATTTAGGAAGTAATAGACAATGATCACCATGATTATGCGTGATAAATACAAAATCAATGTCCTTTGGTTTAAATTCTTTATATTTACGATTGTTTACCAAAAAATCTTTATACTTGTCATTTGTCTGATGTAAGCCACAATCAACTAAAATTCTATGATTCTGTGTTGAAATATAAATAAGACTCCCTGTAACATCTTCTGATGATAGTGAGTCTACAAATGATATTTTAACACTGTTTTTCTTTTTCTTTCCGATGGTAACTTACCACCTTTCCTATATATTTTGTCTTACTTTTCTGTCATTTATATTCCACAACATTTAATCCGTTATGGTAATTTTCCAATGCCTTATTAATAGCATTACATTCTCTATAGTAGTATTTATTCTTACCACTATATGTCTTAAAAATGTCTTCATGGAACTTAAAGCCTTTTTTCATAAGGTATTCCATTTCTTTTTTACTAATTGCTTTTATAACAATTCACGTCCTTTACGTTTATTTCTCCAATAGGAGAGTAATAGCAGAGATAGGATTTGAACCTATGACCTTCTGGGTATGAACCAGACGAGCTTCCAGACTGCTCCACTCTGCGTTATTTTTTATAAAAAGAAAATCAGCGATTGCACCATTTTAAAGAAAGGGGGAAATAATAGTGCAACCGCCAATTACGATACCAACATATTTTCTATTCAGATACTCATAAGAAACTAAGATTTCTCCACAATCTCAACCAATTTGCTAAAAATATTGTACAAAATTGCACAAAATCTTTTAATTTCATCTGAAACACAAATGTTTCGATCGAATTTGAATAATTCATTCCTTTATGTTTAGGCTTTTCGCCCGATATATTCTTTTAAGAATTAATATTAACGAAACGTATATCGTATTATCGAATTGACAAATTGTTGAAATATCGAAATAATGAAATCTTGCATTTTCGCATTAATGAAACGTAATGTTGATTAACGAATCATCTTGAATTTTTCCAATGTTAAGTATAAATTATACTTACCCAATAATATCTATAATTATATGTATGACATATTCTTTTTTTAGATTTTAATTATAATAATTCTGGTATTATCATCCTACCTCGCAGCATCACAGTTCATCTGCATCTGAACCGATTGACCATTACGAATCAATCTTAGTCTCTTGTGAATATCCGAATAGAAGAGTAGTGGTGAAATTACTTTACCACAATATCCTCTAGTGTATCATTCATATCATATTTTGGTTCATGGTCAACAAGAGTAGTAAGCTCAAGTTGATCAAGTTTAGTTGAAACTTCATCTGTTTCTTTTGCTAACTTCTTTGCAAGTGCTTTAACTACATTTCTATCATAGTCAAGTTTGGTAACTTCTTTGATAGTGTATGTATAAGCAACCTGCTCTTGATTAACATTGAATCTATAATCTCTACCTTGTTTTTCAGTCTCAGTAGCTTTTCTACCAGCCATTGTCTTAAAAACTTTAGCAAGGCTCTGTTTTGTTTTATTCATAGCATAAGAAGAATCCAAATCAATTTCAGTATTTTTCTTAGCTTCTGCTATGGCATCAGATAATTTTTGTTTTTCCTGAATTGCATCCATAAGGAAATCCACCAGTTGAGTTGGTTTGAAATCTACATTATAAGATTTTGGAACTTCCAAATCATCATCAGATGCTTCTGGATTAGCTTTGCTTTTCATATGTTTTTGAGTGGTTGTCATGACAAATGATCCATTTCCAAGATATGTCTGTGCATTGCTAATAAGGTTTGTAAGAAAGTTCTGATAGCGATATGCTTCTTTTAAAATCATGTACTGATTCTCCTTTTTTAAACTAATCATTTTCGAAGTAAGGGGAGAGTAGCGCAATGAGTGTTCTGTAATCTAATTACACATTTTGCTCGTCCCCCTTAGTCCGTTTTCTCTATTTTTAAGATGTTGTTATAAAAGTCCGTAAACCCTTGATTTTATTGGACTTTAGGCATATTTTATAAAAATATGTGGTAGACCACCTCACATTTTTATGCAATATTCCTTCTGCTTTTCCATTTTCGCTTTTTTTGTTTACTTTTTTCTTCTCTGCATTTTTCACAATAAATATTTCTATCTAATTCAGAATCATATTCAAATCTATTTCCGCAACACTTGCAAATTTTTGTTCCTGCAAGATTTCTTCTGATATTGGAATAAATAACGTCTCCAAATAATCTCCAAAGAGTATCTTTATTTACATCATCCTGCAACGACTTAACTAAGACATCTGTTATGTATTCTTTCGATTCTCCAATTAACTCTTTAAACAAATCTCTTTGCTTATTAGAGTCAAATTGAATTTGTAATTGAATTTTTTTCTTTTCTCTAAAATCCAATAAATCCCATTCAATATGAGAAATTCTTCTCAGATTTGTTTCTTCTATATCTCGATACAAAGATACAATCTCTTGTGCTTTTTCAGTTTTAATATCAATATTGGGATTATTCATAAGAACTTTATAAGAATATTTACCAAGAAGATTTTTAAATACGATACGATTACTCTTTACAACATTTGAAATACGATCAATGTTACATTTTCCAAGTTCTTCTACTTGATCTTTACGTTTTCCTTTTGCATATATAAAGAAATGAGGAACTTTCTGTCCACTATATACTTTATACTGTTTGAGTATTTCGTTAGGTATAGTTGGTTTATATAACGTTTTGGCATAATCAATAGTGAAATTTACATCTGTGCATCTAAGAGCAACTACATCTATTGCATGTTGAATAGCTTCTTCTGTACTTCCTGGATGAAGTGTACTCCATACTTTTGTAATTTCATTACTAGGAGTTCCAATGTTTCCATGATGATAAGCCATTACAATTCCATCGAATAACGATTTATTTGTAAGTAACTCTGGGTTAGCTTTTGGCATGTCATAATAATTAGGAATCATACCATGTTTTAATTGATATTGTTTGGCACATTTAATAATAACCTTATTATTATGCACTAATAATTTATCTCCATCGTTATCATACATAAGCAACTTACTCATTGTGTCTTTCATACCAATATAAACACCTGCTGATTTCGCCCATTTTTTAGTCGTATTATCTACATGATTTTTTCTAATACAATGTGCGTGATCAAGGTGAGGAGATCGCAAACAATCAACTTCTTCTTTATTATCAAATAGATTACAAGATACTGTTCCTTCTTTTACAAATCCAAACTTTTCTATATCAGTTTTATCCATATCAGTGAACCACCATTGCAAACAAGCAAGAGTATCTGGGATTGCAAATGTATATGCCCCATTGATGTTGAATTTACCACTTCTAAATTTTTTTATCATACTATCTTTAGTATTTTTTAAAAGGGTTTTAACATAAAAATCTTTTAACATTTCAGGGTATAAAATTAATGACTTTTGAAACCATGTTAAATTATCATTTCTTCGTTCATTTGCATTTAGAACATTCAACATACATTGAACATTTCGTCCAATTCCATTAAGATTATTAATATCGTAAGCTGCAAGCTTTAAAATGTCTTCATCTGTCATTTCAGTTGTAAGCGTTTGTAAAATCTGATAATTTGTTTTGCTATTTAATTTTACACCACGTTCAACATTACATCTACATGCATCACATCCATACTTTTTGAAATTCTCTTGATAAACTTCCCATCCAGTTTTGAGTACATTTCCATCTTTATCTAAAACATTTGTATAGTATTTATGCATTTTAAATTGCGATTCAGTAAAGATATAATCAATTTCATTAATTGAATAACTCTTCCCGTATATATCAGTTATTTTTTTTATTGATATATTATGTTCTGAACACCAATCTATAAATGCTCTTCTTGGACAATATGCGATTAATCCTTTTACAAATGGTAATCGAATCATAGAATTTTCTATTTTTTTAAGAGATATTCCAAAACCATCTGTAAATGGAATAGTAACATCCATACGTTTTATGTCTGAATGATGATATTTCGATTTAATATTTTCAATATTTTTAATCGCTTTATTTTTTTCATTTCTGTAATGTTTTTCCGTTGCAATTTCGTCTGGTGTTCTACGTGTCCCCTTTGGTCTGTTTTTCTTTTGTTCTTTTATTTGTTTAAGTTTGTCGGTGTATTCTTTTACTAAATTCTGTAGTTTTTCAAGTTCTTTTTTATCTTCTGGGCTTTCAGTATAAATATATCGCACTTCTTGATCTGATATATCATATTCAATATCTGGAACTACAATAGCTTTATCAATATTAAACCCCTTCCAAATTTCGCTATTTGTTTGACATAAACTTGTATATGCGAGATACTTATTGGTATTCATTCCTCCAAGTTTATTTATATCTTCACGAGATAATCCACAAAATAATCTATTTAAATTTTTATACAATAATTCTTCATTTACAAATGTGCTTTTCTTGCATCGTGTTTGCCCTGCCCCAGCGGTAAAGAATACAAAATGTTTTCCGAGATAATCAAAACCATTCATCATAATACTTTGGAAAATTTCAGTATAATATGTAACTACGCTTATAATATCATCACTATGCGTCATATCACTACATCCAAAACAACGGTTTAAATCGCTTTCAAAAATTGAAATATTTCTAAATTGTTCCTCTGATTTAAATTCTCTATCAGAATATAATTGACGTTTGATATTAGTATTATTTTTCATCATTTCTCTAAACTGTATATCAAGTGTTTTTTCTTTTTCTTTACAATCAGATATAATTTTATCACATTCATTTTTGTGATTAATCAACCATTTATAATAACCTTTACTATCAGATTCATCAATGTATAATAATTTATTATTTACAAATGATAAAATACGTTCAATTCTATTTCTTTCATATTTATAATTTCCGATTTCTTTATACAAAGAATATTCTGTTTGAGTTAATAAAGGCTCAAATCCAATATTTAAAATTTCTATTATAGCTTTACCATCGCCATAAGTAGAGTAATTTAAATTCACATCTTCAATTATATTGTTCATCTATTTCCTCCATAATTCCAATCTCATAACCTAGCCATTCAGCTAAGTCTTTCTTTCCAGTAATACATTCCCAATGAGCATAACCGTCATCATCGTTCTTTATATATTCTTCTCCGTTGTAAATTCCATTACCGCAAATAGAGCAGTAGTGGGTTGCATTCTCAGGAATATAGTTAGGACACGTTGACGGACAATAGATCATGTGGCAACTTGCGCACACCATTAAGCAACACATCCTTTCTCTAACTTTTCATATGAATAACCATCATTTGTTGTATAATATATTTCTCTAATTCCAAGATCCTTTATCGCTTGCATACAACTTGCACAAGGTCTAGCCATTCCACATACAATATCTTTCCTTGTGCGATATATATACAACTTCACCTTTGAAAAATTAATATTCAAATGTTTTAGTTGATTTATACAATTAATTTCTGCATGGAGTTTTGGTAGAAGTGATTCAGAATTATCGAAATCGTTGTCATCTATTCTGTATCGGTTGTAATACTTCTGAGTTGGGTGGGTTTTATTTGTATTACAACCAATTCCGATAATGCGATTCTGATAAACAGCAATACATCCGATATGTACCTTTGGAAAATCAGACACCTGTGCAATCTGCTTGGCTTTTGAGAAATATTTGTAATCCATTTTTCTCATGATATTAAACTTGCTTTCTATTCTAATCTATATATAATGTTTTAAAAATTAAATTATTTAGCCTAACAACTTATCCAATTTTATTGTGAAATTTTCTACGTTAATCTACATATAATGTTTTCTGAGTAGAAACGACATTCTAAAATAGTTTTATTTAGGAATTTTTGGTTGATATAACCAGATAAGTAGAAGAGTAGTAAATTATTTATTTTTTGACATTAATCCACTGTCATGTAATCTTCTCATACGATCCGCAGCAATACGTTTTTGTTCTTCTGTCATTTCTCGTTTCTTTGCTCTAAATGAGATAAGTCCTTTATCTGAAATTAGATAACTTTTTCCACGACCTGTATCTTCAATAAGTTTATACATATCAGGATTTATTTTGCAAAGCTTATCCAATCTGGTCATTTGAGTAGAATCTGATGTATAAACTTTTGCATAAGATTCATCTCTCATATAACTAATGTGCGTTTCTTGCTCCTCAATTCCTACTGATAAATTTTTAATTGTTTCCATTATTTTCTTCAACCTTTCTATCTCTTTTCTCAATGTTCTGTAAGCACCGAATATCAAAACTCCAAGCAGATCCGATTTTATCAGCATTAATGGAACGACTCTGATTTTTGCCTCTAGTAATAACAAAATCTGCTTCGGTAATATCTCCACCGTATCGCATATGTAATTCTTCTCTACTTGGCATGGTGTAATATTTGTTATAGCTGTATTCATGGTTTCTTCTGTTTTCTGTTTCTGTCATAATTTAAGTTCTCCTTTGATTTAAAATTCATAGTTGCATCACTCCTTTTTGTGATACTGGTTAATAGTTATATGTGTATATTCTCTAAAAGCTCCACCTGTTTCGATATTTCATCTTTATAATCATAATTTTGATCAATAATGTGATTATCTCCATATTTCTTGAAATGTCTATAATCCGCAAATACTTTTGATGTAGTAATAAATTTTTCTTCTCCATTACTCGTATATTTTCTTCTCTTCATCGGAACATATTTAATAATGTTTAATGCATCTAATATTTCTACCGCACGACTTACATATCTCTCAGATATTCCTATTTCATCAGAAATGGTTTTATATTGACGATAGCAGCAAAGTGGCTTGTCAATTGAACGATTCATATTTAGCCTGATATAAGCCAAAACCAATAATATATAAGCCGATGACATACGAGATAAATCTATATCAGAGTATTGTAATTCTTCCTTATAATTCAAAATTGCTTCTAATTCATCAAAATAAATTATTGCAAATTTATCTGGTATATCAAATTTCTCTATATTCAATTCTACTTTCAAATACTCTATGGAATTTTTATGCTCAGATATAAGTGATTCAAAGTCAGGATATTCAGTAAAATAATCCAGGTGGGAGAGTAAAAGTAATGTTTTATAATACTTTTGATTGATTTTTCCATCTCTATAGTTTGGTTTGAGTTTTGACCAGTGGCAAAGCTCAGTAATTGAGAATGCCACCGTGTCATCAAGTGAACGTCTTGCGCATAAATATGAAAAGATAATCACTCGTTTATCCGTAAGAGATGTGTCATAAATTATTTCTTTTGGGATCTTTACATAATTAGGCAAGTTTATTCACCTCATCTAATTAACGATAATCTTCAAAATTTAAAAATGATAATCTGTTACTTTTTCTTACGCAAGAATTGTATTTTCTAACTAGAATATATGTAATTCTAATAACTGGTTTCTTATCAAACTCACTCAATAACGATGCTTCTTTTGCAATATCATTGGCAAAAATATCATTGCTATCAACAAAATCTTTGAATTTTTTAATATCTACATCAGTTGGATACCATTCTTTAAATAATTTTACCGCTTTTAAAAATACAGCTTCTACAGATTTTGTATTCCATTTCTTTTTGCCCTTTTTCTTATCATATGGGAATAAATATGAAATAAACTCAAGACAAGAATTTAAATCTTCTGTTGTCATATCAGCCATAGTAGAAAAACATCTAATAGATGGATTTCCATTTTGATTACATGGGATAGTGTACCCATAAGCATTTACCAATGTACTTAATTTATGTAAATATGGATCATTTGCTTCCCATAATGATTTCATAACAGCATTTGATTTTTGCGGTTCTCTCATAATTGCTTCATATGCAAAAATAGCATTTAACTGTTCTTCTGTTAAATCATCGGCAACTCTGCACATAATTGATGTATTTGACTCTAACCCATTCTGGATTCTCCATAAATATCCTGCACAAGTATGTTGTCCAGATGGCTCATGATATGTACCTGTTTTGGTATCATAACTTAGAATTGGATCAGTTACGAAAAAATCTGACCAGTTTTTGCCAATATTGATAGCTCTATCAGAATCAATTTCTCTTTGACTACCAATACAATGAGATTCAATCTTAAACACATTAACTAATTCTCTTCTTACTGCAATTCCTTTTAAACATTCTGGTAACTCCATATTTCTTTTACTCATTTACTAATTCCTCCATGTCTTTCATTAAAATATTCATTTTTTCTGTTGCATCATTTATAATTTCTCTTAAATGTTCTAAATCAGAACTATTGAAATTATCAAAATCAAGATTTGAACGGATATAACTAATTGATATATCAATATTGTCATTTACAATTTGCTTGATATTGTTAAGTTCCATATCATTATTAATCTTATCCCAATCAGCATCACCAGATTTCATTCTTCTACAAATGTCATTTGCCATTTTATTTTCTTCTGAATTTTCTGGTAATAAAATTACTCCGTTTTCAACTACACGTTTTTCTTTCTTATTTTCAATATTATTTTGTGAGTTAGTGTTTTTTATTTCTTCTTTTTTATTCTCTTTCTTTCCAGTTAATTCTCTATATCCTGCATTAATGCTTTTTTCACCTGAGAGAACTTCTTGTTTTAGTTTCTCGTTATCTGAATTGAGGATCTTTGCACCCATGCGGTAAGTTTCTTTTCCAACACCAGCGAGTTTGGAAAGTTTTTTGGTAGTATCAACTGAATCTCTATCCATATTTACCAGATTTGGTAAATATGGGTTATTCCTATTTTTATTTGCTTCTGATACTGCCTTTGATTGATTTTCCTTTGCCTGTTTTTCATAAATTGGTCTATACTTCTCTGTAATTGCAATTTTCTGGATAGGAGTGAGATTACGGCGACCAAGTTGAATATCCAACATCCATTCCATAACTTCTTCTTTTGTCTTATAAGCAAGTGTACCGATAATAGGTTCTATATGATGTTTCTTGCAAATATCATATCGGTTATGACCATCTACAATAAAACCTTGCCATTCCATAATAGGGAAGTTCCTATCAAAACCATTCTCTACAATATTTTTTTCAAGTTGCTTATATTCCTCACTTGTAAGTGGTGGAAGTAAGTCTCTCAATTCTGGATCAATTTTTAATTCTCTCAATTTTGTACTCCTTTTATATTTTTAACATTCTGGCAAAATTGCCGTAAGCTTTATTTGTTACATTTATACATTCTCTAAATCAATTCTCATACAATCAATATTATCACCTCAAATTCTTTATCATAGTAAAGCTGTAAAGAAAAACCCGTTTAGGTACATATATATGTACCTAAAAGTATATTTTTTCTTCATTTGGGTACATATATATAGTCAGTTTGTGCAGTCAATATCCATATAGACTCATATATAACAAGAGAAGAATATTTACACTTCGTGTATTTTGTTTGATTTTGTCTTTGTTTTTCTTTAAAACTACCTTATCTTTATCTTTTCTAAAATTATCTTCATTTAGGTACATATATTTATACCTAAAATTTTTAACTAGAATTATTATTGTGTAATCTCAATATCATCTTCATATACCCCTTTTTGTATATTCTCTCTTTGCTGGATATAAGTCTTAATACATTTTTCAATCTCTGGTTTATCAGACTCTCTTAACAGAGAGCCAATAATTGATAGTATTAGTAGATTCTCCGAATGGATTAAATCAGCATAATTGTAAATCTTGTTTAATTTCTTTTCTAAATCTGTCATATGTATTATTTCTCTCTTCTTTCTTTTAGAATATCTTCACACACTTGAATAGCCATTGTGAAATATTCAGTATTGCATTTTGGATTTACTTTGCATTTCTTGAAATACATTTTCCATTCCAGAATGGTATCAGTTGATTGGTTTGCTAAGTTTTTCAGTAATCTATTATATTTTGGGTTGCTATTTTTAATTTTCTTGGTCTTAGTGGACATTTATATATTTCTCCCTTCAAATTGATTTTTGCGTCAAAAATTGTTGATACTACAAGTTTCTCTTTATGCGTTGTTAAATTTTTCGGTCGTTGCTAATATTAAGTTTTCTATAATGGTTGATCTCTTTTATTTATGAAATTTCTTATTTGCATTGTTTTTATCGGCAATGAGTTTTAAGCAGCTCATTTCTTCTTGATTGTTATTTCTCTGTTTTACAGAGTTATTTTGTGTTGTATATAAGTTAAGTATCTTCTGTGAAAATATTTTCTTATATAAATTCTCCATATCAGATTTGTAATTTTGCACTGTGTATTCTGATGAATATGGGTTATATGAAAATTGACTTTTGTTTGAATCTGATATTAGTTTCATGAAATAACACAATTCTCTGATTGATTTACCATAACCTCTTGAGAGATGATAATATGATTTTGGTGTTATTCCTGGTATATAGATTTTCTTATCGGAAAGATATTTATTTGTTATATCTGTGATTTTTGATAATATTGCCGATGAAAGAACATTATTGCTTTTGTGATGATGATTGGATATTCCATAGAAATGTCGTGAATCAAATTCAATATATCCATCAGATGTATGTACTCTCCAATAATCGCAATCTAAATCTTTGAGTTTATTTCTTATATAAGTGGAATATGAGATGATTGGTTTATTAATTGGTAAACAGGATAATGGTGATGTTAATGTTAATGTGTTAATTTCTGGATATGTCATTTGTGTAATCTCCTTAGTAGTATTTTACTTGGCTTAAAATATCAATTAAAATTAAATATCGTATAAGATGTTTAATATGGTTGTCTAATTCTTGCTTATAGTGATGATAAGAATAGTTTTCTGTTACTAATGGATATACCAGTAACATTGGATCAATATATAATCCGTTTTCATAAAAGTAATATTCTGTTTCACATTGAATAAAAGTTTTAGTTTCTTGCGTAATCATTTGCAAAATCTCCTTTTTTATTATTTAATAATATTTATTTCTCTCTTTAGAGATTGAAATATTTGGTTTGTATGTTTCTGGTTATAGATTCTCTATTTGAAATAAATAAGATTTATTTTTTGCTAGTGAAAATTTTGAGATGGGTAGGATATGAGAGTAGTGGTTTTTTGTAGATGTAAAAATACCCCTCTATCTCTATATAAGATTCTCTGTTTGGAATTCTGCTTGGAATATTTGTTGTAAATTATATGATGTAGATTTAATTTGAAAATTGTAATGTACAGGTATTAAGTTGCTCAAGTGAAAGTAGTTGTGATGTTTATTCTAAGTTATACATTAGAATAGTGAGAATAAAATTGATTTTAGAGTTGTAGATGATATGAGATTAATATAAAATTGAAATGATTGTATCTTGAGGTGTCAATTTGGCATTTCAAGATTTTTTTGCGATGTATTTTTAAGTGAATTTTAGCAATTAGAATTGTGTGAAAGTTTGACACAATTTAGATGGGTATTTTTGATGATGTGAAAATATGGACTTCGAGATAGGTGTTTTGGGTAATAATTTTGATTGAGATAGGAGAGTGATGTGCGCTTTTAATAGGAAGTGATTGCTGCGTTTTAGGTAGATTCCACAAGAGAATTTGGGATTTTTAATGATAGTGAGATTGAATTGAGTTTATAATTTTGAGATATATAATTAGGTATCGCTTCGAGAGGACTTCGTAAATTGTTAGAATTTGCAAAGGAATTTGTGATTTGGAGTAGGTAATTTTGGGTAAAAATTGGTGATTTAGAATTGTCAGAAAATTTATTTTGTGTTGATATGTAAGGGTGCGGTCGAACTCGGTGTCGAACTCATTTTGATTATTTTGGTGAATTGTGTGTAGGTTTGGTGCAATTTGTGAGGTGATGTGAGGGTTGAGTTTTTTTGATGGTGATGAGGTGGTGGGATTTTTTATAATTTTGATTTTTAAACGGGTAGTGTGAGTTGAACACATCAGGGAATATGACAGTATTGTGTTATTTTTATAAATGTAAACTATCCCCGTCATATTGGTATACAATCATAAAAACAGGATCATAAAATTGGACTAATGTACTCTGATATAAAATCCCGAAAAGCCTTGCTATTGTTGATTAAAACTAACTTTTGCACTTTTGTGGGAAGTGTAAAAAAGTCAAGTTTTGTTATTATTTGACTTTTTTGTAGGCGGTAAAAACAGGGGTGGTATACCAGATAAATAAAATTTTTGTGATGAAACTAAAATTTTATCATGATTCTGGACAGGATCACGGGACGGGCAGATTGAATTGTATAGACAATTATAAATATTATTATAGTATACTCGAAAAATGAAAAAGTGAGAAAATGAAAGAAAACAAGAGAAAATGAGAGAAAAAATGCGTATAAATGACTATCGGTCAATTCTGTTCGTTTAGGTGTAATTGCACCTAAAAATTAAATTACAAGATTGTAACACAAAAGTATAACACAAAATTATATCACCACTTGCACCACAAAAACGTAATAAAATAGACTAATACACTCCACTTTACCATCAAAAACAGCGGTAAAAATGGGATAGCCAACCACTACATCGTAATACACAATTGTAACACAAAAATTGTATCACACTCACATAATATAAAAATCTGGACGAAATAAAACCATCTGGACACATAACAGCAGACAAGATCACGTCCCCAAACACAATATAAAATCATATTAACCTAACACACTACACCCATACAATAACATCAAACAAACATACATAAACCCACAATAATATACAATATAATATACATTATATATCACATAATACATCACATATAACTTACAATATACATCTATATCTATCCATTATATACCATACATTATACCATACATTACAACACATAATATTGCCATTATAATATACCTATGATATACATATAATACACTCATACAACCTAACATAATCTCACATAAATGCACATGGTATTATATCTATCAATCACACTAAATCATATATAATTCCATCGTGATTCTATCATCATAAACGCCGTAAATAAACGCATTCTAACACCATCCAGGCATTAAAATATAACAGCAGATCATAATAAAATTATCCCATTACATGGCATAAAAACCACATAAAAACAAGATAAAATTATCCAATAATCACATAAAAAACCACACTCCAAACAGACAAATTCACACCACCTTCACGCCATAAATCAGACAATTTTCCGCACACTTTACAGCAATATTTTCCCTATTTCCAGACACAAAAACAACGCTATTTTATACACTTTTTTGTATAAAAATACATCACAAACAACGTGTAAATATACAATATTATTGCATAAAATAGCGCACAATTTAACATAAAATCACGCTCAAAAATGTACAAAAAGTATTAAAATGATACAAAAATATCATCATGTTGCACGTTTTAAACAGTCCAGATATACCAGATAATACAATCCCATTCTTAAAAACAACACTCTAAAACGCCGTATAAACGACTTTGAGCGCATAACCCTATATAATTATCATATAAGCACATAAAGTCCTTAAAACGTCAAATACACGCTTATAACGCTATCTGTACATTTTGAGCATGATAACAGGTTATGCAGATCATAATAGGTTGATTGTGTTACTTCCTATTATATGTGATTAATACAACTGTTTTATCTTTGACACCATAGTATCTATATAACTATCTAATTCATTGTAATTTCTTCCATACCACAATAAATGTGCAACAAAATCTATTTCTATATCTGCACATCTTCCATTATTTAAGGCGTTGTATATATCTTCTTTATTGATTCTATATCTTCCATTTGATAACTTTTGATTATACTGTATATTATTATATCTAAGCATATCTAAACATCTTGACACGTTACCAGATACAATAAAAAATTTATATATTATATCTGTTATGCTGTCAGTGTCAGTTATAAATAAACATTTCCTTATTATATGGCGTATATACTCTATAAATAAATCATCATATAAATAACGTATATTTCCATTATCAAACAACTTTAAAGTATCATAATAGTTTATGTCTCTTAAATGTTCTATGTGCTCTTTTGTTATTTTATCGTCTATCATATATTTATTTATAACCTTTTCTGTCAAGATCATCCTGTATTAGCTTCTTAATATATACGCTCATTGGTATGTTATTATCTTTTGCATACCGTTTCATTCTTGCACATTCTTCCGTTTCTTCTGGTGTATATTTAAGTTTTACAACTGTACATCTATCATTATAATCTTTTTGTGATTTTGGGCTATATGCCATATTCTTACACCTTCCTTTATTTATATATGTAATAATTCTCTTTTTTATTTTGGTGTAAGAGTAGTATTACATATTAACATTATAGCTTTATCCTGTCAACTTTTCTATTGACATTTGTGTATATTGTACTAATAGGGTACCCTATATAAATATGTAAATTATACACAATTCACAAACATAAAAAATCATAGGGTAACCTATTGACTAATAGGGTACCCTATGTTATAGTAATACCATCAACAGAGGAGATAAACAAAACGGGGCAGAGGTTCACCCGTTGAGCACACGGCTTGCAAAGTCGCTAATAGGGCAAGACAGTTACCTATATCTTTGACAATTGAACGTTTGATAGATACGGGAAAACAGGAGTTGAAAGTATCAAGCCGATTGATATAAATCTATCTGGGATGCACACCAACCTATAATAAATGTAAGAGGGTAGGTTAATAGCCAGTACAACGTGCAACAGGAGTTTTACATAAAAGCAACTTATAAATAATTACAAGCTTGTAACAAGTGGCAAGTTACAAATTACGGAATATCTAAAGCAACAAAAAAAATGGAGTCAAAACCATTTCAAAAAAGAATGTTCAGTCACAGATTTTCCAGGAATGCGAAGCTACATTTAAAAGCCTTGCATATTCTGTAAATATCAATGAACAACTCGACAACGTAAAAGGATGTAAGATGTGTGATCTTGAAGATACAATCAACGTACAGAAGTATTACACAAAATAAGGAGGTCAAAAGTTATGACAACGTACTATTTAAAAAATGATGAAACAGGTGTAAAATTGTTGATGTAATTGCACCAAACAGAATCGAAGCTATTGAAATGGTTACAACTCAATACGGTGGCAATGCTTACGATTGGCATGACCGTTTTGAAGAAACAACGACAATTTCTAAACGTGATTTGTTTAGTGTTATCTTAGATATGAACATTTCTGAAAATAACATGGACATGATTAAACGTGATTGGAACGCATTTTATAATAATCCAATTAGCTATACCAACTGTAAAGAGATTATACGAGATTATTTAATTTGCAACCGATAAAATCCATGTTTTAAGGAGGTAAACACATGAATGATTATGAAAATGCAATATTAGAACAACAAGAAAGTGTTTCAGAGGATTGCGCAACATGTGAATATAAATGTAATTGTTGTAGTCAATGTATGGAAATTACAGAAATATATAATCCAAACTTACATTGATTTATAGGCAGTAACATAGCGCACAAGTAAATAACGCTTGTGCGCTTTTTAGTACCTATAAACAGAGAATAAGAAAAGGAGAATGTAATATGATTAAATTTTACGGCACATATGCAACTATAAACACTCTTGAGAAAGAACTTTCAGAAGTGGAAAGTCAAATTTCCGCTTGCTATGACTTCTGGAATCAGGAGTCTGTGCCCGTTGACCTGATCGAAAGATCAAACACTCTTGAAAGAGAGTTAGCAACTCTGAAACGTAACCGCACAAGAGGTGGTTTGATTTGTCGGTGCATGTGAGGAGGTGTACAGAATGCTCAAAAAGTTATTCAGTCGTAAAAACCCATATACGACAGCTATCAAAAAAGACATTGCAGAAATTAAAGCAATGTCAAAACAGTATGAAGAGACACGTAAACAGGTTTTGAAGAACGTTGAAACAATCAACGCTTTGATGGGGAGGTAAACATCATGACAAAAGGACAGAAACTTATTTATGGTAATAACGACAAAGTGCATTCGATTGAATGCATTTATACAGGTAACTACAGAATCACAAAGGACGGAGAAATTGTTATTTCCGCAACTTGTGAAGATGCAACTATAACAGCACCTATTGAGATGTTCACAGAGATTAAATAAGAAAGGTTAAACAGGTGGAAATTATGACATATACAGAATTTAAAAATACATATAAGGCACTCTTAAAGAAATATCCAGAAATTTCGGGGCTTTATGGAACTGAAAACATATATAAAATCATGGAAACAAAAACAGAATACAACAAAGTTGGTTCACGTTGGAAAGAAACCGAAAAGATAGAGAAAGAAACAAGTGTAGAGTTTTATTGCAACGTGTTTGATGCTGTTCCATTCTTCAAAAATTTAGGCGGTTATGAACGTGTAGAGATGGCGTATACAATTGCAGGATATATTCCGATTGTATCAATTAGTATTTCGCCCGACAAGGAAACGAAAATTGTCCGTAAATATACGATTGAAAGATGTTAAACACACTTATAATCACTAAATAGGGCATGAATGGAATTATATCATTCGTGCCTTTTATAGTGCTTATAATGGCAAATAACACGTAAACAACACAACATAAAAGAAAGGGAAAATACTATGGAAAAGATTTATGGAACAAGAGCCTACTGGAAAGCAGTATTTAAACAGGAACGTAAACAGAAGATCAAGAAAGCATTTACATATATTTGCGCTTTCTTCCTTTTCAATCTGCCTGTCTGGATGTTCCTTGACTGGTTAATGAGAGGATATTAAGAGAATATAACACTATAGAAAGGTGGAAACAATTATGAAGAACAGAATTAAGAAGGTATTACTTGCTACACTTGCAACCTTAACAGTTATCGGAAACACAACAAGCGCACCTGTAAACGCTACAGAATGTTCAGAAGCGGTAAAAGCTGCACCTATGGTAAAAATCATTGATTGCAACGACTTAACAGAGGAAATGCTTACGACACGGAAAGATCATAACGTTATGTACATAGAACGCATTATCGGAAAAGTAACTGATAATGAAAAGAACGGAACTGTACTCAATCCTCCTGTCGATGGCGGTTACTATATCTCATATGCAAGCGTAAAAGGGGCGAGAAAAGGCGATCTGATTATTACTTATTGCGTATATAATCCATTTTCAAATTATGACGATGACGTTATAGAACGTTGGGACTTTATACAGTAGGAGGTGCGGAAATGTTTGATAATTTTACAATATTTGAAAATGGACAGGTAATTAATATTACCGATAACGGAAACGGTTATAACGTTGTTGCGGTGTCGCAAAAATCATTCACGGATATGAGTATAAAGCAAAGCGATCTGAACGCTACAATTAACAGACTACTGGACAGCCTGGAAATAAAAGGAAATAAACCATTAAGCGTTTATAAGAAATAGAAAGGAATTAGTTATGGAATATAATAAAGAATTATTAAGAAAGTTAAAAGAAAATTATTTTACATCAAAGGCTTTGTATAAGGTAACAAAAGAACAAGCAGAAGAAATTGACAGAAAAATTCTTTTAGAGTATGAATTTTACGAATCAAAAGAAATTGCGGAAAAGAAAAAATCACGCGGAGGAAATGGAAGCCCTAAGCGAATTTTAGAGCCTTTTAATACATTTTTAATGGAAGAATCGGATTTTAATAGATATCTTGATTTAGCATATTCAGAGTATGTAAAATCAGGAATTGCAGATCCTAGAGGGAAAAACTATATTCCAGAGGCAGAAGAAAAAGCATTATATCATGAAGCAGAGCAACAGCTTATTGATTATGCTATTGACATCATACCTGATTTTTTAAATGAAAAAGAAACATTAAAGAAATATTCACAAGTAACAAAATATAGAGAACAGATACTCAACATTATTTTAATGTTAGAGTGTTAAAGAACACGATAAAAGTACAATTTCAGGGGAGGGAACAGTATGAAAAAGGCACAAGAAAACAGGAAATTTATTATTCCAAGTCTTGATTGTATAAGTGTAGTGGAATTTGATACAAGAAAGAATCTTCTGGATTATATGGACTGTTTTATTGAGAATTTACAACAAGGTTTTAAACCAGAAGAATATTACGACATACTGTATGATGACGGAACAGAAGATAGAATTGATCAAGAATATAATGGTCACAGAATCCGCCGTCAACACATTATTTCAATGGTTTACAATAATGAAATTGATTCTGTTGTTTACGGAAATTTTGAAATCAATGAATGGGGTTCTGTATATCCGGCAATACAGACAATAATTTCAGAGAAACTAAAAGAAGTAATAGTATAACAGGTAAAGAGGGGATATAGGATGACAAATTACGAAAAGATATTAAAAAAGGGAATGAAAGGGAAAGAGGAACTTATAAAGGCTTTAGCTGAATTTGTAGCAAGAGAAATTAGATGGTATGCAAGGACAGAGGATGAATGTACAGATATAGAAATATCGAATTTTGAATTATATGATATAGAACAAGATTTAAGAAATTTTTTTGATTATGAAGGAAAGAAAAAAGATGATAAATAAAGATTTAGATTTAATGTCAAAGAATATGGGAATTTCTTTTGTAATAATTCAAGAACGTGATGGAGAAATTCATTTCGCATGGGATGTTGTTAGGATTGGTGGAAAAATATGTTCTGTAGGCTATTTAGTATCTGACATATCAAAAGAGTATTGCGAAAAATTACTTGAAGAATTATATCAAGGAAAATCTGCAATTAGATTTGATATATACGAAACAGATAAATATATAGCTGATAGATGGTCATGTGAGCCAAACTGTGATTTTAAAAGAATATGTGAAAGAAACAGCAAACTAAATTTTATAGCAGATAATAACGGATGGTATGGATTTTAAGGAGGAAATAATATGTTTATAATTAAAGATAAGAAAAATAAAACTATTACATATGATGAAGGGGATGCATACGCATATAAAAAAGTTGTGTATGGATGTTATTCATCAGAAGCAGATGCAACCTTTATTATGTCGGATATAATCGAAAAGGCAACAGGTTTTTGTATAAGTACAGAAGTAACAGGCTTTTATTTGGGTGAGCCTGACTTTGAATATACCGAAAAGTACAATGGAAAGCTGAAAGCGGAATTTTAGGAGGTAGAACTATGAAAGAATACGGAAATGATTGGATTATTACAGAATCAAATTCAGAGAATGCGGATATTTATTTTTACAGATTTTTTGGAACTAAAGAAGAAGTGAAACAGAAACTTTATGAAATTGCAACCGATCATAAAAAAGATGATGAAAATTTATTATATTATCCAGAGGATAAAGACAGCATAGAAGAAAACATGGAAACAGAATCATTGTTCTGTATGGTAAATTTTGAAGATTATGATGTTGTAATTACTGCTAAAGATTTTAGAGGGATGGACTGGAAACGATAAATGAAATTCACATTTTAACAGGAGGTAAACTGGTATGAATAAGTTTGTAGAATTAAAAATTTGTAACTATATTGATGATACTTTGGATGTAGAAAGAGAAGTAAAATTTAAAATTACAAAAGAATGTTTACAAGATTATTTAACAGAAACAGAAGACGGCAGAACAATTAATAAATTTTTGGAAACGTACAATAGTGATGAATCAAGTGTTATTTATGAATATGCGAGTGATGATGGTAGAATTTTATCAGAAGAAATTACATATTGTGATGATTTTAATGAACAGTATAAAGATTTTATTAGAAGAACACAAATGTTTAATCCTGATATGATTGCGGAAGAAATTGCGACAAAAGAAGATTATTATTGGCAATGTTGGAAAGTTCATTAAATCACAAGGAGGAAAGAAAAATGAACTGGATTATAAAAATGAATGAAATGTTAGAAGAAAACCCATATACAAATAACAAGCGTGTAACAGTGAAGTATTCAGAAGAATCAGAAAGCGTGTTTGTTACTGTAAACGGAAAGACTTCTATTATCATGTGGGAAGGTCTGACGGAATACGGCTTGATGATAAAGATTATGGAAGTGATTGACCGTTTATATAATCAAGTTTGACCGCTGATAGGCATACGGAAGTCTTTCTGTATGCCGATTGAACGATTAAACAGAATACATTATAATAAGGAAGGAATTGATAACATGAAATTAATTGCAATGACGGTAAAAGGAAAAGAGTACTTACATTCAAAAACATATGCTTTCTTTGCTTCGGATAGAAGTGCAAAGAAAATTTGTGAAGTAATGAATAATGTAAAATTTAGAATCAAAAATAATTTGGAAACATGGTACATTTATGACTATGATTTTACGCAAGAAAGTTATGTCACTGGAAAATTAACTATTCACAAGGGCATTGTAAAGTTAAAAGCATTGTAATATAATCAATAATATAAACAAGTCAGAACGTAACGTGATGGAGGGATAAACTATGATTAAGTATGAAGATGCAAGAACGGAAATTAATAAATTAAGATGTACAGGAACACCAAACAACATTGTACAGGTAAGAGAACTGTATAATACATATATCATTAACGATAATGATGTGATGGCGGCAAGAGACAGTAGAAACATTAACAATCTTGTTTGGTATATGGAACTGTCAAAAGTATACATGAGTAAGAAAGATTTATTTGAAGATGCTAAAAAGGAACTTGCAATTGAAGGATACAAACTCACAGCGGAAACATTTAGGAAAATTGATAAAGATGTAAGCCTGTCAAGGTTTGATTATCCATCTGCTTTTCATCTTGTTTGTAAGAATGTCAGAGAATCAGTAGAGGATGTGATTGTCATATGATGGAAGCAATAACAATAAGAGTATCAGCAGATAAGAACGGACGTTATAAAACTGTTGACTTGATGGAAAGAATACAGAATACTTGTAAAAACGTTTTAATACCTAAATCAGTAGCGAAAACTTGTCTAGCTGATTTATCATTAACAAATGGAAAGAAATGCTATAGGGGCATTTCACAAGGTGTAGAGGGAACATATAGCAATGTAGCAATGGAATATCTGGAAAGAGATTTTGTTTTATACTTTGTTTAACAGAATAACAGAGAATACCAAAAGGAAACTAATTCAATTTAGTTTCCTTTTTAGTGGAAAATTTTTGGAGGTATAACAATGACTAACAGAGAATGGTTAGAACTGATTGAACAGAATAAAGAAAGAATTATCAACAAAGGAATCGAAGCATATAAAGAAACTGTAGAGAATCCAAACTTGCGTTACATTGTGGAAATGGACGAAAACGGAATTATAACAATGTGGTATGACGTAGCTGGTGGAAACAGTTTCCATATGTCTACATACAATGGAAAGTCTTTAGAGTTAATACATTTCTGTATGCAAAATTGGATTGATGATCCTATTCCAGACGATGACATAGAACAGAAGTTACATGAACGTGGTTTATACAAGCGTTACCTTAAAGAAAGAGAATCACAAGAAGTAGAGGACTATGAAACAGCGGAAATTGTTATCATTAATAGTATAGATACAAAATTACAGAATGTTCTTGAAGAATGTAGACAGGAAAGAAAACAATTTCTTGTTGACGAATACGCAAGAACAGAAGCAGAGAATCAGTTGGAAAATTTACAGAACGTATTAGACAGTTTTAAATGTGAGTGATGGAGGAAATAGTTATGATTAAATTAAATAATACAATAGTAGAAATTTTAGAATATAATGGATTTAACTATAATGAGGTTACAGAACAGGATGGAAAATATTACATAGAACTGAATAATAATACACCATTAGGGGAAGATTGGTGGTTTACTGTATGGTTTGATGGCACAGATAAAAGTTTTGTTGATGCTGTAGAAGAAATTACCACTAACTTTGATATAGATGAAGAAGTGGAAATATGGATACCATTAAGAGGGAAAAATGGTGTACCATCTAGTATTTCAGCATTAGTACAGGATGCAGAATGGAAACTAGAACAGTTAGAATCTTTATTATCTGATTTACAGAGAGGAAAAGCTGCATGATAGAAGAATGGAGGAAATAATTATGGGTGAAAGAAGTCAAATATATATTAGATACAATGTAAATTATATGAGAGATTCATTAACAGAAAATCCAGAAGTACATAATTATAAAGGATTAATTGCAAGATATTTTCAATGGAATTATGGAGAAAGAATGGTAAGTCGTGCCAGATATGTAATGGAGTCAATTAAAAATGAATTTCTGAAATGTAAATGGATGTTTGGAAATGATGAAAGACTTGAAAAATTAAAACGTCTTTGCGATGTTAATTTTGACATTAAAGATATAATATTAAGCTCTGATATTATCAAAGAAGTTACAGAATATGATAATGTGAATGTGCAAGATATTATATTCAATCAGCATAACAATGATGGTAAACTTTTTATTGATGTAACAGATAATGGAATTAAATATTGTTTTATGACATCTGATAATGACGGTGAACCTATGAACGGTGAAAATTATATGAAATGGAATTGTGAAGGTGAAGATCATCCAGATTGGCATGTACCTTATAAATATATGAAGAAAAAGACAATATTGTATACTGAAAGGAATATTAAGAAAATTGACAAAATGGCTACACTTATGACAAAGGAAGAGGTTAGATCATTTATAAATGATGATTACTCTTATTTGATTGCATCCTTATTTTGAAAGTCGATTTTTTATAATAAATGAAATGTATCTTTTATAGCCTTGTAGAGAATATATCTATGAGGCTATTTTTATTGGAGAAAATGAGGTGGAAATATGGATGAATTGTTTAATAAAAAAGAAGAACCAACAGAAAATAGTGAGATGGAAAAACGAATTGCAGAAACAGCAATTCATATTACATGGATATATACAGATTTAGCCAATGACGGAAAGGTTTATCCATTAATGAGTGATGAAGTCAATAGTTGTGAATTGATGGATTTTATTTCTAATATGGCAATGGAATTTGAAAGAACGGTCAAATATGATGACTGGATGACAGAACTTGACGAATATGCTACAGGACGCTTTATGGATAGCAATTATGCTGTTAAGAAGAAATATAAAATCAAAGTAACGGAAACATATGAAAAGGTTTATGAAGTCGAAGCGGAAAATTTTGATAAAGCGTGTACAAAACTAAAGCATATGTTTAATACAAGTGCAGAATCAATTCCACATGAATATGTACAGGGTGGTAAATTATTCTATATAGAACAGGAGAAAAATTAAAATGTATACTTTAGGCTATTGTTTGGGAATTAGTCTAGCAATATTGATTATTATTGCGATATTTAGTTGATGGAGGATATACATATGCAGAATTTAGCAAGCTTTATAGAATATACAGATGGAAATAAACCATATACACATACATTCATGAGGATGCAATTAGATAACGGAGCAATAGAAGAAGTTGATATGTTCACAGATGCTAAAGGAAAGAAATATAAAACACGCCTGGACGATAGCATAAGAATAGGTGGAAAAGGTGTTACTTCTAAAAGAAGAATGCGTATAGAATTAATCAACGCATTTGAAGCATTGTTGAAAGTGTCTGGATTACATATAGCATAATTCGTTTGTAGTTAGTGACTGCTAGAATTATAGCAGTCGCAATAGTGCTTGTGAATTGTTAGCCTGTAAGCTATATACAGAGCGTTGCTGTCAAGTATTGGAAAGGAGATAGAAATGTCAAAGAAAAATAAACCTAGATGGAAAGATTTGAATATGTATGAACGTATCGCAAGAAGAAGTAAACAAAGAGGATCATCTGAATTTGTTGTTAATTACTTTTATGAGAAAGCAAAATAGAAAGAACAGGAAGAAAAACGAAAGGTGGAAATGAATAATGAAGAAATTTAGTATTGAATATCATGAAACTTATTCAAGAACATATGAGATTGAAGCAAATACACCAGAAGAAGCAGAGAAAATTTTAAGAGAAAGAATTGGAGATGGTACAGAAAATGCACCAGAAGAATGTGAGAATAGCTGGTGTGATAACATTTATGAAATGGAAAAAAATAGTAGTATTGACGATGTATTTATAAATGAGGGGATTAAACATTGCTTTTTAACACGAAATAATGATGGAAGTTATAAATCAATAGAAAGTTTTGAAAGCTTACATCATATGGAGAAATGCATCTACATTGATTATGATGGAACTATCATTGATTATATCAATAAATTTGCTGAGTATGCGGAAAATTATGACGAGATTCAAGAATGTGTAAAATGGATAATTGATGCTAAGACGTTTGGATATAACATTAATCTCACTAATTTAGTTGAACATTGTGAATATATCGGAAAGAAACTTATAAATGTAGCGGAAAGATTGGAAGCTTTAAAAGTAACAAATAGATGAAAGAGATATTTCAGAGAGGTAGAAATTATGACACATAAACAGTGGGAAAACGGAGAACGTTTAAATATATGTAATGCTACAAAAGAACAATTAAAGTTTATGGTAAAAGATAGAGACGAGACGATAAAGAGATTACGAATACAGTTGGATGAAAAGCAGGCAGCTTTAGATGAAGCGATAGAAATGCTGAAAAATTATACTTGAAACAAGAGTTTCTTTGGAAGAATGGAGGAAATATAATGAAGCGTGATTTAGTAGATGAATTATATAAAACGGCGTATAAACGATATAGAGAAAAATATCCAAACAAAGATTTTACATCTATTCCAAATTTTTTAGATTCACTTTGGTTTAGTATTGAAGGTGAACTTAATAGAAATGGATATAATGCTGCAAAGAAATATGTCGAAGAGGCAGAGTTAATTGTATTAAAGTAAATGAAACGATGATTTACTGACAGAAAGTGAGGAAAAATATTATGAAGACGAATACATTAATGCCTGTTATTAAAGCAATATTAAATGATGAAGAATTTTTATGTGGTGGAATTTTTACTAAAGAAAAACAATATGCGAAAAAATATGATTTGACAATGGAAGAAATAGGAAATATTCAGACCTGTTTATATTATGCATTACATATTAAAGATGAATGTTATAACGAGAGAATTAATCATTTGTGTGATTGAGAGGTGGAAATTAAATGAAAATATATGTATTAGAAGAATACAACACAGGTCGCGTTGCTTGCATATCAGAAGATATTAACATGATAAGAAAGAAAATGTGTGACAAAACTTATTTTGATCCACAATATAATGATTACCCAATTTTAACAATCTGGGAAAATGGAGATAGCATTGAGAAAATAGAAGGCGGTAATGTATTGAAGAAAATTGCAGAAGAAATTAACAAATTATAATATAAAAGAAGAATTGGAGGAAATTATGAGGAGTATTTCAAGTGCAATAATCAGTTTGACTTGTTGGTATATACTTACAAATTATAATGATGAAAGAGATGGTGAGAGAGTATTTTTGGCTTTGATGTCATTTGTAATGTTAGTAGTATCAATTATATTGATGATTTTAGGATTTTAATGAAATGATGATTTTAAGAAAGGAATGATAAATATGACAGTAAAAGAATTAAAGAAAAAATTAATCAAAGGATATAGACTTAAAGATTTGTTTGATTTTTCGGATGGACAGGACTGTATTATATATAAAAGTGATTTTGAAATAACTGATGATATTATTTATATTCCAGATATTGATTTGAATGAAATTAATATAGATACAAAATTAAATAAGGAAGAAATTAAAAATATCCTTAATAGTTGTTATACAGGAAATGATTTTGTAGAAGAATGTAATGGATACAAAGATGTGGCAGAAGAATTATTTGAATTTGTTGATTGGCAACATCCTAATATTATGGATATGTTAGAGACTTACGGGGAAAATGAATTCGAAGAAAAATATGGATTTTCAATAGAAGAATTAAAATAATTTTTTTGATCGAAAGGAAATTGTTATATGTTAGTTAAAAGAGAAAGATTTTACATTAAAAAAGTTAAGCAATCTGGTTATTATACAAAAGTTGGTGAACAATATATAAAGCAAACTTCATTTTGGTTATTCGGAATTATTCCACTTTATATTAAAAATGAAGTTCAAAAAGGAAATTACGAATCATAAAGTAATATTTATAAATGCAACTAATTTGTAGAATATAAATCTCAAGGGGTATGATTGAAAAATGGAAATTATAAAAATAACAAAAATAAAATTGTCAACAAAAGAACGAGAGGTTTTAATTTCTGCACAAAAGATGTGGAATGAAATTAGAGAAAAGATTGAGGATGAATTAATAACCAGTGATGAAATCGAAGAATATTTTAATAATATGAACGAGGGATTAAACAATATTTTGAATATTATAAATGATGGGATAGAACAGAATGAGTAAAATGAACAATAATGGAAAAATCAAATTGGAACTTACATCAGAGGAAATAAGTATTTTATCAAATGGTTTAATTTGTTTAATTGACAATACTTACAGAGCAGAAAAATTAACATGTGAAACATCTGTAATTAAAGCATTGGATGAATCAGCGAAAATATATCAGAGACTTAATCAGAAAATTAATAATTCAGTATCAAGAATGGAGTGATAATATGATTTATTGTTATGTATGCGGACAGAAAAGCAGAAAACAGTATTTTGATTTTGTTAATGGGAAATTTGTGTTAGTAGATAGATGTTTTAATCCTTTTTGCAAAACATACAATAAATTCATAAATGATGGGAGAACTATATGGAAGAAATAGAATTAACATTACAAGACACGATTGATAAGAATGTAGAAGCATTATGGAAAGAATTTCAGAGTGTTCTTGTTGATCGTAATGGAAATCTTAAAGCTGCATGGTATGCGTTTTCAAAAGGAACTAACAAGAATGATGTATATGATTGGTTTAACCGCCATTACAGTAAAGGATTGGCATATCTTATGGAAGAGGTGAAGAAGGAATGAAAGGGACAAATAAATATGTAGAACATTGGGATAAAGACAAACGTGATTCTGGTAACTGTTTTCGTAATTATAATGGAAATTATACGGAAAGAGAAGAGAATATGGAGAACTTTAATTTTGATATGTGGCTCAAGGAAATGCTACATAGATAGAGGAGAAAAAATCTATGAAACGAGTAATCTGTGATATTTGTGGAAAAGAAATTAAAGATAATGAAAATTGGATAGTAGTTTTAAATAGGAACGAGAATAATTCTACTAATAACCCAGATTTTAAAGCAGAAGATATTTGTAAAAACTGTGCAAAAAATATTTATAATTGTTTAAGAATGATGACAGAATGTAACTGGAAATCAGACTTTCATGAAGCAATTGAGAGTGGTGATTTTCTAAACGATGAACAATGTTATTTGAAATTAGAAAAAATAAACGAAGAGTGGAATAACAAATGAATCAGAACTTCAAAAAAGGTGTTAAAAGTGAAAGTTTATAAAGTTGAATTAATTATAGACACTGGCTATGAAATATTTTGTAAAATTTGTATTTTATATGCTCAAGATAAAGAAGACGCAAAAGAAAAAGCTTATAAATATATCAATAGTCATTTACATGGTGAAACTTTTGCAGATGTAAAAAATGTAACAGAAATACACATAAACGAAAATGGAGTTATTTATCAAAACTGTTTTAGAGAACAATGAAAATCGTATTTTGTCGGAGGTAATTATGGATAGAGATAAACTTTTAACAGAACTCTATAACAGTAGAGTAATGAATGAAATCAGAAAAGAATATCGTAATACAGGTAAAGAAATACAGAATCTTAGAAATAAAATTATAGAATTGGAAAATTTATTTCGTTCAGAAGAATCATATTCACTTACAGTCAAAGAATATTTTGATAAAAGTGATGAATTAAAAGAATATAAGGAACAATTAAATATTAAGAAAATAGAAAGAAAAGTATGGGATCATGCAAGAGAAATTTGTATGGATTTAGCAGATGAGACTGCTGATGATGTGAATTAAAGAGGTATATAATATTATGAATGATAAATATTTTAAGAATAGAATTGGGAACAGTCCATTAGGAAGTGCAGGATTGGAATTATTAAATGCACAAGAGAAATTAATTTCACAAGAATACGAAATAGAAATGTTAAGAATCAAGGCTGCTAAATATAAAGCATTTTTCTTTCGTGAGAGTGATTTGGCAATAAAATTGCAGGAGCAAGAAGAAGAAAATACAGATGCACTTGTAGGTGAATTTGATGGATTCTGTTGGTCAAGTAGAAGAGCTTTTGCAGTATTTAGAACACTTGAAGATATGTATGATGAAGAATTACTTACAGAAGATGAATATAAGGAATGTAGAATAATTTAGATGTAGTTAAAATCTAAAAGCTAAGAGGCAGTACATGAGAAGAGAATGGACAAAAGATGAAGAAACTTATATGTATAGAAGGTATTTGAATCAATCAGTTGAAACTACGGCAAAATTTCTAAACAGAAGTGTATCTTCTGTGAAGCACAAAGCAAGTAAAATGGGACTGAATCATTATTATGGGGAAAGAATTAGTGCGAAAACACTTGCAAAATGCTTTCATTCAGATATAAGCGTAGTAGTGAGATGGATTGATAAATATGATCTTCCTTGTAAAAAGGTCAAATTGAAAAATCAGACACGATATTTGATTGACGCAATAGAGTTTTGGAAATGGGCTGAAAATCATCAGGATGTAATTAACTGGAAGAAATATGAAAGAGAAACATTATTTCCAGAGCCATCCTGGATTAACTATGAATGGAAGAAAGATAACGGTAAACCAGAACGACATAGAAATAAGATAACTGACTTTGAGAAGCTGTCAATTAAAAATATGTTGATAAAAGGCATGAGCAATAAGGAGATTGCAAAAGAAATACATAGAACTTATGAAGCTACGAAACATATAACAAAGACAGTATTTTGCTGAAAGAGGGAAAATAAATGATAACAGGAATTGTGATTGGATTAATTATTGGTGGGCTTACAGGAATGATGTGTACTTGCTTATGTGTTGCAAGTGGAAAGGAGAAGAAATAATGTATACATTAGGATGTATTGCTTGTTTTGGATTTGTAGTGGTAATTATAGCTGCGTTGCTAGATTTATAAATAATACGATAGAACGAGAATTTCATGGAGGAAAATAAATTGATTAAAGGGCAAATGACGGGATGGAGATTCCAAACTCAAAAAGAATTAGAACATGCGAGAAATTGGTTAGTAGAAAGAGGACTTCTGGCTCATATTGATTATGATAAAATGGAAGTCGTTGTTACGGGAACTGTAAATGGTAAATGGAAAACTGATTCTAATGGTAATCTAATACGAATTAATTAAATGAAAACCAGTATAGAATAGGGAGAAATGATATGAAGCTTGGAGATGTTTATGTAAACAAAAAAGATAAGTCAATTATTCAAATTGATAGCTACGCTACACATATGGGAAATTTCCCAGAGAAAAGCATTGTTATTTTTAGACAAATGGAAAGACATAATGAATTATTTGGTAGTCTTCCTAGCTTTAATGGATATGGATCACGAGAAGAAATTGAAGAAGAATATGATTTATTAGTTCCACAAGAAAAATTACAAAATTATTCTGATTGGAATGAAATTTTTGATATGGTTGAAAAGAGTAGATGAAAACCAGTTTTCAAGATAAGAATGACAGATTGATTGATCTGTGGTAAAATAACAGATAATAAGTAGATGAAAGAATAGTTTCAAGATAGAGGATGTGGCATTTTGAAAAAAATAACAGATGGAATATACGTTCATAGAAAACAATTTATCACAAGAGAAGAAATCGGATGGTCTGTTGAGGACAATCTGGAAGTTTTTAAAACATTAAATGATGTTATAGCTTACGTAGACAAATGCCACAGTAGTTGCAATAAGAAAGAGCCAGTAATTATAGGAAAGATATCTTATAATATGGACAAAGAGAAGTGTATTAATTATTTTTAAAATGATAAATACTTGAATCAAGGGAGAATGATTATGAGACAGTTTGAATGTGTTGCAGATAAGAAAATATATACAGAAAGCCAGTTACAACAGTTATTTCAATTTAAAGTTGTTCATGGATATGATAAGAAATTTGAGGATTGGATCAATGAAGAATTAAGAAACGGATATTTAAGAGTGCTTTATGAAGCGGAAATCATCAACATACACATACAGAAGTATAATAGAGGGTAGGTGAAATTTATGACAGTAGGAGATTTAAAAGCTGCGCTTGAAAATTATGATGAAGATATGCCTGTTTGTATTGGAATGATACAGACGTTTGGAAGTAATTTTGCTACAGAATTAGATGATATTGATGAGTTAATAGTAAATGATTGGGAATACGGAGAAGAAAAGAAAGTAGTATTAACTCAGGGGAGTCAAATTGGGATTGTAGATTATGAGTAATATAAATTGGAAATATTTTATTATATTAAATGAAACCAAATATGGATTGAGTAACATTGTGGAAAATAAAGATTATTCTGGTGAAGGATTGCCATTGTGTCAAGATTTTTCAGTTGCGATTAATTTTTCATCACCTAATGAATTGATTGAGTGGGTGAAAGAAAATACAGATCTCAATATGGAAAATGGAGATTATCATATTGAAGGTCATTATCTACCAGATGAAATTTAACTTTCAAGTCACTTTTATATGTGATATAATATAGTAAAGTTTAGTAGTCCCATATTGGAATGTAAAAAGTATTATAAAATTTTACATCATTTAAAGTAGAACCATATTGGAACATAAAAATAAGGAGGATTACATTATGTTAGAAAGTACATTAAAGTATGCAGAAAGTATGGGCTATAAACTTACAACTGTTAATAACTGTATTTATGGTATTGACACTTATCTTGTAAAAGATCATCATAGAATATTCTGTAGTAAAGTTGCTGCATTTGAGAAATATTCTATTCCTGATGAGGAAATTCTGAATCAATTAACAGAAGAAGAATATCAATGGCAGAAAACCGCCGAAGAATTATTAAATAATTATAGTGATGATTTATATAATAAAACGATGGGAGCGTTACAAGATGGATGTGAATAAGTGGTATTGTTTTAAACAGGGCGAAGAACTTGGAAAGTTAGCAAAAAAGAAAACGATTTTAAAATATAAAATGCAAGAAATATTAAATTTGTCAGAAGCGAAAAAGCAAAGTGATACATTACAAAGTATATTAGATTTAGCTTTACAATATGAGTTAAATGCCAGTTCTATTGGAGAAGTTCTGGTTGACGGGAATGAGGAAGATTGTAGAACAGCTAGATTATATTTTGTACAAGGGTTTATACGTGGAAGAACAAGTTAAGGGTGATAGAAATATCACCTATTTTCTATAAAATGACGGTTTCAGAGAGGATGATATAATGGGTAGAAGTATTTATTTTACAGATAGAGAATTACAACAGATTAGAAACTACGTATTTGAGGCTGTAGATATTTTGGGTGAAGCATCTGAAACATATAAACAGGTAGATGAAGATATGGAAAACGGTCTTGGATCTGCTTTGCGTAAATTATATAAAGGGTGTGTCGGAGAATCAAGATACACAAAGTACAAAACAAAACGAAATTGAAAATTGCTTTTTATAAGGAGAGTGAAGTTAAGAATATGAACGACATGGGATATATACCAAAAGTGTATGATTGCACGATAAATGGAATTAAATGCATTAAAGGTGAAAATTTATTTTTGTTACATTGGAAAGATTCAAAGAATGATGGAAATATGCCGATTCAGGTAGATCAGCCATCAGAATTGATTGTTGAGAGAATGAAAGAAATTATAGACGGAAAACGAGATAAATTATATTTAACAAGAGGTATGAGAGATATTGATGTTTCTTATCTCGGTAATAATAAATGGCAGCTATACGATGAATTTGATTTTTACGAATTTGAGATGAGCGTATAGGATAAGTTGAAAAATTGCTTTCATTGTAAAGGATATGATTTATATGACGTATGAAAAAACACAAAAAATCAAACATTTACGAGAAGTGACTTTTGTTATGGTTGAGGAATCATTAAATGGAATTGAATGTACTAAAAATAGATTTGGCAACAGAACTATGGATGGTTGCAAAAATATAACTTTTGAAAAAGTTGAATTGTCGAAAATTGATAATGATGTTCCTCATATAAGAAGAGAATATTATGGGAAAAATCTATGTGTAATGTTATGAGATTAAGTTGTTTTTAATATAGAATGGAGCTGATTACGTGAAAAGAATTAAAATGAAAAATAATACAACAAAATTTGTATGGGACGGAAATAACTGCATAGATAAATATACAGAGTTTATAGAACAGTATTATTATGATTCAGAAAAAGAAAAGATGGAACATAAAAAAGAAATGGAATCAGATGGTTGGAATGATTCTGGTCAAGTTATGGAAATGATAAGTGGTTCTTTAATGCCAGGAGCTAAAAATCTTCCGGTGCATGTCTGGTTTGGAAGTTATTACAAAACAATTAGAGAATAAAATGAAAGATTATTTTTATGGGAGGTATTTATGAGTGAAAATAAAATGACAACTAATGAAGTTGTAAAATTATTATTAAATAAAGGAAATGAAATTGATAATAAGATTATAAATGTAATATCTGAATTACTTCGATTAGGATACGATTCTAAAAGAGGTGAAGAGTATGTGCGTGATTTAATGGATTCTATAAGATATACTGTTGATGATATTGAAAGAATTTTAAACAGATAAATCATGCATTTCATAAAATTAGATCGGAGGAATTATGGTAATAGGTTTTGAAGAATTTCAAATTAATGAAAATAATTTGAAGGTAGAATTGGTTGATAAAATTCCATACGGATATAAGTTTATTGATAAACAAAATGGTTATGGAATTTATAGAAAAGATGAACAAATAAAAGAAGATACTCATCATTATTATCTTGGAATAAAGGAAAATATACATGATAAGAAAACCGAAAATGCATGAATTAAAGATACAGTCAGAAGAATATGATTGTATTATCAGTGGTATAAAAAGTTACGTAATTATTCAAAATAATGATTATATGATTGGGGATATGATTTGCTTTTATAGTATACAACCTAATAAAGAAACATGTTTTAAAATTACATCTATATCAAATAATTGTGTTGGAATCGTAAATGGATATTGTGTGATTGGATGGTGATAGAATGACTGTTGAACAAGCTAACGGGAATTATAATTATATGTATGAATTTAGAATTGGTGGATCCTGGCATCATGTCATCTGCTACATGATTTTGTAGAAGACGAATATTGTATGATTTTTACTAGAAACGGATCAGTAACAAGTGAACAATTGAATGACGTTAGAAAGATGCGAAAAGAAGATTATTTACAAAACAGAAAAGAAGTTATTGAATGGATTGGTAAATTTGCTTATCATCGTGGTTTTCATGAAAATTTAGATGATGATTTGAAACTTTTCGATTCAGTAGATGATTTGCTGAGAAGTTAAAACAGACATTTCATCGGAAAAATACCACTAAAAATAAAAATTTAGTGGTATTTTTTGTTGTAAAACCAAATTAATATGTTGACAATAACAACATGTAGATGTATAATGACAATATCAAAGGAGGTAAGCATTATGAAGAAGGCTTTTAATACTTCCATTGATGCAGAAATACTTGAACAGTTTAAAGAAAAATGCAAAGCAGAAAAACTTCCAATTAATATAGTATTGGAACGATTTATGCAAGGTTATATTAATGAAGATTTTAAACTGGAAATGAAGTATTTCCATAGTGGAAAATAAAATAGTGTAGGTTCTCAACCGACCAAAGCGACAACCTACACTACAACAACTTGAACCAAAGTTCTAGTCTTTTTCATTATATTACATTCCTAGGACTATTTCAAGTCATATTTTCCATACATAAATTGTACCTTGATAACTAAATATTGAAATGATCGCTTATGTGATTGCAAATATTTACAAACTAAATGGAGAAATACTGTTTAGAAGTAACTATTAACAATTTTACATACGAAAGGATTTTAATATGAGTAGAATTAAAAATCAAGATGAAAGCCCACTATGTAACGATAGAACACTTAGAGATAAGTGCGTTAATCATTATGAAGTTCTTGAAAAGGTAAAACAATTATTGCTTTTACCTGGAACAGATATGATGTCTATTGATCAAGTTGCAGATTATTATGAAGTAACACCGGAATATATAAAGATTTTATATTCTAATAATAAAGGTGAAATTGATTTAGATGGTGTTGAGATGTTCCCAAGAAGTTATTATGACGGAAGTAAACTAAATATTACTTCCGTTGAAAAGAAACAAACTTCCGTTACATATATTTTTGAGGATGGACAAATCATCACAATTAATAATCGTGGGCTTAAAGCGTTTAGTAGAAGAGCTGTTTTAAGAATCGGAATGTTATTACAACAATCTGATGTAGCAAAAGAAGTCAGAACACAACTTCTTAACATAGAAGAAAAGATTTCATCCGAAACCAAAATTATTGATATTACAGAAGAACAGAAACTTATGTTAGAAGTTGGGATGGCAATATCAAGCGGTGATCCAAGTGCAGCGGCGGTAGCAACATCAAAATTAATTGCATTTAAGAATCGACATATTGACAAGTTGGAGAAAGATAATAAAGCCCTTGCAGGGGATATTCTTGAATGGAAAGACAGAAGTGTTCTTAATGCAGGAATTAGAAAACTTGCTCTTGTAACACATAATCGCTACCCTGATATGTGGAATGAGCTATATAGAAACTTGCAGTACAAATACGGAATTGCGTTAAAACAACGTGGTAAATCTCCATATCTTCAATGGATTAAGGAAGATGAATGAAGTAAAGTTCTTAAAACATTCGCTGCATTATGTGAATCATACGATAAATCACCTACTGAAATGGTAGGACAAACACCAATGGTAAGCTAAATACATATTATTAACGCTGTATATGCGTTAAGCAAGTTCTATACTTCTCTTGACAAAAGAAGTAGTTATAAAAACATAGGAGGAAACCAATATGGCAAAAGACAGAGAAATACCTTGCCTGTACTATATCTGTATGGGTGAATGTAAGAAAGGTAGAGATGCAAATCATTGGCATTATTGTCAGAAATGTGACAAGTACAGACCAAGGGCAAGAGTGCGACATCTTAACAAGAAAAAAGAGAAATTAGATAAGATAAGGAAGAATGAAAAATATTAGGAGGTGTGATTATGCCAGCTTTAGCAATGCAACAGCCGTGTTATATCAATCAAAAACAGAAAGCAACGATATACAACTTCCCAAAACAGAAAACATTACGGCGTGGGAAGTCAACAGAGATGGAGTGCTTGTATAATAAGGATGAAATTTTATCTGTATACAATGTATTTAAAGCAGATGTTGATAATGCGACTACTGTTAGTAAAGAAAAGAATGCTATGCGAAATCTTACAATGTTCATATGTGCGATCAATATTGGATTACGTGGTGGGGATTTTTGTAAACTCACATGGAAAGATGTATATGAAGATGGATGGAGAATTAAAAAGTCACAGAAGTTTGTTCCAGAAAAAACAGAGCGTAGAGATAGATGTGGAAATGTAATTAAAAGAAAATATGTCAAATTAAGATATGACAGTGATTTTAAAATGGCTATTCAGAATTGGCATAAGTGGTTAGAGAATCATAATGAAACACCTGAATTGACTGATTATATATTTTCTTCTAATAAAGGTGAACATATTGGAGAAATGACATGGTATAGAACTGTTGAGAGAAATAGAATAAAAGCAGGTATTAAACAGTCTATTGGTACTCATGGACTTCGTAAGACTTTTGGACATAGCTATTATTTAGCAGCACCAGACAAACAACAGGCTCTTATACAGCTTATGACAATTTTCGGACATTCTGATATGCGTATTACTTTAAGATATATTTGTATCACTGATGAAGAAATATTTAAAAACCAGGAAAGAATGTGCATTTTCTCGAATGAAGAAGAAACACCAGAAGATTATTTATGTCCACAAGATGATCCAGATATGATAGAATAGGAGTAATTAATGAAACAAACAGAGAAGTATATTATAGAAAGATTTTGGAGGTATATAGATGATGGATAGTTTGATGAATAAACCTGTTGAGAAAGAATATACATATGAAGATGTTGTAAATGCTTATAATAGAAGTGGTGACAAGAAAGATGTTGCTAAAAGATTCTGTATAAGTGTTTCAGAAGTGACTAAGATTTTGAAGAAGAAAGAATAAAGGGAAAATTATGGATTTACATATTAACACAAAGTTTGAAGTAGGACAGGAAGTACGTCTTGTGTATAAACGTAGAAAGACAATAGCAAATTATACACCATGTACATTTTGTGAAGGTAATGGATTCTTTATTTATAAACAAGAAAGATGTCAGTGTCCCAAATGTGATGGAAAAGGTCTAAGATTTAACGAAAAAACCGTGAATTATTATGATGTGCATAATATCAACTGGAAGATTGTTGCTATTAAAATTACAGTCAATGAAAATAATAATCCAATTATTTCCTATAAATTAATAGGATTCGATTCATATTACGGTAGAGTTAAAGAATTATCAGATGAAATTCATTTGTTTGAAACATATGATGATGCAAAAAAGTATTGTGATGAAAAGAATAATATTGAAACTGGAGGAATAAATAATGCCTGATATTAACGATATTTATTGTTGTAAATGCGGTAAATTCATTCTTACAGAAGAAAAAGGAAATGATGACGAAATCCGATGTGTTAAAGGAAGTTATGAGGATGGCTATTATGTCAGTAAAGAAGATCAGTTCTATTGTAGAGAATGTGCGGAGAAGTATAATAAGGAGTGAGAATTATGAATAATGAAAATATTTTCAAAACTAAAACAGAAGAAGAGTTACACAAAATATATTCTGAATTTTTAGCAGCTGAAAAAATTGGAATGTTTGATCCTAATTCAGAGATTGGTAAAATAAAAGAATCATATTATGTAGAACGATATGGATGCAATGCAACATGGGTGATGCAGATTGAATTAACTCATGCAATTGCTGATTTGTGGTACGAAGAAAATAAATGAATTTCGACTTTCATGGAGGTATAAAAATGGTTAAGAAAATAAAAGTATGGGTAGAATTGAGCGGTGGAGATATTGCAAAAGTTCCAGAATGGGTAAAAACAGAAGAAGATTTGGAAAAATTTGCAAATGAATACGCTAATCAAAATATTAGTGTAGGATATGATTTACTTGATGAACCTATGGATCAGGACGAGTTTTTAGAGCAAGTTACATCTGCGTATATAGATGCAGAGAAACGTGGATTCGATAGTATTGTTGTGGCAATTGATACGGATTTAGATACGACATATTATATTAATGACACACCAGATGGATTCCAATGTGATTTATGGGATTATTATTTTGATGATCTGGAAGCTATTGCTTCGCAGTTGTATGACGAAATGCATGGAAGTGTGACAGAAATTAGAATTGAATAATGCAATGCTGAAATCCAGCTTTCAAGTGAGGTGGTCTATATGAGATTAAAAGATATTATGCTTAAGGATGTATCGAAAACAACAAAAGAAGAAATTAAATACATTAACGATGCTGATTTAAAACGATATGTGTATAGGAAGAACGGTGAAATTGAATACGTCTTTTCAGTATTACAGAATGGAAATGATATTGCTGTTGAGAAATATTTTTATAAAAGTGGTAAAGAAGTTCTAAGTTCATTTGAAGAAATGGATATGTTAAAGGATTTATATGGTTATGATGTAGAAGAAAAAGATTAGATGAAAGGTTGCTTTTATGAAAAAATATGTAAATTGTTATTATTGTGGGAAAAGAATTTATGAAAATGACATTGCTATACAATCAAGATATCATACTCCATTTTATTGTTCATATCGCTGTTTTGCTATGAATAATAAATTGTGTACAACGGTAAAAGTAAATGATGAAATATTAGAAGAAGATAATCTTTCATGGGATGGAACTGAATAAATTATGTAGGGGCGATGACTATTTGTCATCGCTTTCTTTTACAGAAATTATATCTGTAATATCACAATCAAGAGCATTACAGATTTTTTGCAACACAAGAAAATCAATTTTACTTGTTTTATTAGCACAAAGATTACTCAAGGTAGATTGAGCTATACCCGTCTCTTTTGCAAGCCAATATTGTGATTTACCATGTTTTTCAAGGGTTTCTTTGAGGATTACTTTCATATGGTGATACCTCCAAAATTTGATTAATTGATTATAACAAAAATATTTATTTTTTGCAATATATAGTATTGACAATATATAGTCTATACGCTATAATGTGAAGTATCAAAGGTAAGGAATACATACCACAATAGAGAGGAGGTTACATATATGGAAGGTATGAAAATTGAATATCACAGATATGATATTGTAGAAGCTGAGATTAAGATGATTGAAACATCTGGATCAGTTCAGAGAAAGAAACGTCCATATGTGATTGTGGGGAATGAGATAGGAACTACTACAGCTCCAACAGTTATAGCCATGCCTTTGACTCATATTATTAAAAGAACTAAACTTCCTGTACATGGATGTATTAGTGCAAATAGTGATACTGGTTTATCTTTCTATTCGATGGTTCTTGGTGAACAGCCTTATACACTAGATAAAAAATGTGAGATCAAAAGAAAGCTTGGAACTGTTGTAGATAAAAGACAGAGAAACATAATAAATAAAATATGTTGGAATACAATGTTTCTCGGAGAAAATATTAACTGGGAGGAAGTATTAGCATGATGGATGGATATTTAACAGTATCAAAAGAAGAAGCTAAAAGAATAATTGATGCAGCACCAGGCGACAGTGTTACAATTGCTATTTATAACACATCGACAATGGTTCACAAGCCAACATTAAGGAAACGGAAAAGAATAGGGAAAGAAATTATTGAACTAGCAAGAGAAATCGGATATCAAGACAATGATTTTTTTGGTGTTATTGGCTGTCTATCAAGTGAAAAAGAAGGAGAATTGATGAAGAATATAATGTTTCCATATCCGATGTTAGAATGAATTTTTAATAAAATTGAAAAAACACAAACAAATGTTCTGGAAAGTATTGACACGAACGGATGTTTGGTATAAGATATAAACATCTTCACAAGACAATAAAAAAGTAAGGATCTTATCTCGGTGCGGGAACACCATATGAGATAAGAACCTTACAAACAACACAACATAGAAGATTACGGGAATAATCTAATATGTTATTATTAGTTTAGATTGTTTGGTAAAAAATGTCAAGCAAAATCTTTATTAATCATAGCGTTTCTGCGATTATTCCAATTTTAAACAACTAAATATAGAGAAATATTACAAATGAAAGTCGGCTTTCATCGTAGTTTTTGTACTCATTTTTTGGAAACTTAGCTCAATTGGTTGGAGCTTTCACCTCATAAGTGAACGGTTATGGGTTCAAGTCCCATAGTTTCCATTAAAATAAAAATGAAAGGAGAGATACAGTTGGAATGTTTTATTACTAACGGTAAACAGTACATCCGACTTGATTCAAATGGTACTCCACAAACGTGCGGTCAGGTACTTGCCGATCAATTTCCAGAAGATAAAGCACGAAACATTATTAGAAATCTTCCAAAACCTATGCGGAAATTTCATTTTAATGTGCAGCTTATCCCAGAAATTAGCGTACCTGTTAAGCAAATTGAAGAACCATTACCAGATGATATCAATGATGTACTAACAGAACTCGATGATTATTATGAGGATTATCAAAGAAATCCTAAGTATGACAATCCTTATACATATCATGGAGAAACATCTTTAGAAAAAGAAATGTCCGTAAATCATGTGAATATTGGAAATTTCTTTAAGATGGTGATTGAATGTGTTTCTGATAGAGAATCTTATATTGAGAACATGGAATATCTTATCAAAGAATATGACTTAAAGATTCTCGATGTAAGACACTTTATAAGGGACGAAGATACTAAATTAGGTACGGTTGCAATGAGCAGAATCAGTTATTTGTTGCAATGGTATGAACGCCAACGGGCTATATGTAAGAGAAATAGAAATTGCGCAAAGATTTTTCAATACCACGTTGAGAGATTTAAGAGCAAGAAATATATGAAGGTAATTGATACGATCATGAATTCAAAATATAAATATAGGCGGTTAAGTAAATCTTATCTCGAAGATTATGCGAAAGGTATAACCAGAGAGAAGAAATAAATTTTACATAGTAACTATCAACAGAAAGGAATCGGTGATACAAATGCACTACACACAGATTTTGGAATCTTATTACAAAGTCAATGAGAATAAGCCAGAAGAATCAGCAAAGAAATTACATAATGTTGTAGATAAAATTCTAAAACAGTTTGGTGGTATCACCGATATTGACAGGGATGAATGTTATTCTATAGCAAATTTAGAGATTACAAAATACATCAAAAGTCAATTAGATAAAGGAATTGAAGATTTTGATGAAGATAAATTCAATGGATTTATATATTTTGCAATTTCCAGAAAAGTTAAGATGCATATTACAAGGAAAAACAGACAAAAGCGTTGCAAAATTGTAACAAAAATGGAAGATGGAAAGGAAATTAAGGAATATATTTATCCAACATCATTAGATAATCTCATGTCTGACGATGGACAAACAAAAATGATTGATATAATTCCTTCTGATTTTGATATAGAAAGCAGTATTGATGTAGGAGAGCCATTAAATCTTGGAGAAAATGTAGTCAAATATATTGCTTCTCTTGGGTGTATAGAACGCAAAATTGCAGATTTAATAATGCAAGGATGTAATTCTACGGAAATTAAAAGTATATTAAAGCTTTCAGACAAAGAATATAATACATATCTTTCCGACATGAAAGAGTATGAAAAAAGACAACTTCTAAAAATGGAAGAATGTGAGAATGCAAATATTGAGGAGGAATTACCAATGGAAACAAAAACAACAACATCAGAAAGAACGAAGTCTACCAGTTATTCAATAGAATCTCTTAGCAAGCAGCTTAGACAGCACAGATTAAGAGATAATCATCCATTACAAAGAACTTCTGGACAATGGAGTTTACTTACAAAAAGTGAATTAATTTCTGATATTTTACAAGGTAATTCACTTTTACAGATTGTAATTTCAGAAGAAATCAAAGCTGGAATTATAATGCACTGGTTAATTGATGGTAAACAGCGTTCTACAAATTTAAAAGATTATCTGGAAGATGGATTTGCTATTTCAAAAAATGTGCAAAGATATATGATTGAATATCAGAGTGACAAAATAGATGAAGATGGTAATGTAATTTTGAATGAAGATGGGTTTCCAATACCAGAAAGTAAAACGTTTGATATTCGTGGAAAGAAATTTTCTCAATTGCCAGAAGAATTACAGGATAAATTTAAAGATTATCAAGTGCCAGTATTGTTGAATTTGAATTGTACAAAGAAAGATATTGCTTATGATATTGCACGATTTAATAGATGTAGACCAATGAATGTTTCTCAATCAGGATGGCTAGGATTGGAAGAATCCTATGCTGAATATGTAGATAAGATTTTAAAGATGAACTTCTTTAAGGTTGATTGTGATAAGTCAAGTTATTCAAATACGAATATCAAGAATGGATCACTTAGAAGAATTATTATTGAAGCAATAATGACATCTAAATATCTTAGCCATTTTGATAAAGACTTTGGTAAAATGTGTGCTTACTTAACTGAAAATGCAAATGAATCAGTATTTATTGATTTTTATTTGACATTGGAGAAATTATCTAATGTGTTAAGAGGTGATACATCAGATATTTTTAATAACAAAAATTCATTTTTATGGTTTGCTTTATTTGATAAATTCTTAGAATACGATGTTGAAGATGATAAATTTAATGAATTTATTCAGGAATTTAAAGAGACATTACATAATAAAGAAATTGATGGTATTACATACGATTGTTTAAATGGTCAGAAAGGGACAAAGGATCGTTCTTCCGTAACAAAAAGATTCAATCATTTGCTTACTCTGATGAAAGAATACTTACATATTGAAGATTCTGTTGAGGAAATCACAGAAGAATCAGAACCAGAAACAGTTGGAAATGACTTATTCGACACAAAAACGGTCGAAGAATCACCTGAGAAACCTGTTATTGCAGAAGTAACAGAGTATTCAGCAATTGGAAACGTGGAAATTGAACACGTTAGCGGAGAAGTAATTGATAATACAATTCATACTGATATGAAATCTGCATTAAAGTTTGTACAGAATTGTGTTGATGAGGCAGTTTCAGAACTTGATGTGCAGGACTATGAAGAATATTTAGATACGATTACTTTAGACGTTGACAATTCATCAAAACTTCTCGATGCTGCTAACCATGATTCTATCATTGGAATTATTGCATATGCCTATCAGAACGATGTAGATTGTGATGATTGGTTTAAGGATTATTTCAATAGAAATAATACATATGATGTTGATCAGAAAAAGAACTACCTAAATATGAGAAATGATTTGATTAGATTTAATAAAGGGGCAGTAGTATGAGCGTAGTAAAAAGAACAGAAGAAAATCTTTCTGCTTTAGATAATCTTCTTGGAAAAG